GCAGGGATAACATGGCTTAACTTGGGGTCGAAGTTGTCTCGCGGACCATACATGTTTACAGGTAATAGGGTAATCCCAACAAGCCCATATTGTTTATGATAAGCCCGCAACATCTCCATCAGAGCCTTCTTTGCCACCCCGTATGGGGCGTTGGTTTCTTCTGGATATCCGTTCCAGATGTCCTCTTCTTTAAAAGGAACCTCTGTATATTTTGGATATGAGCAGACGGTGCTTGTCAAGACTAATTTTTTAACCGAAAGCTTTCTAGCCGTCTCTATGACATTCATACCCATGTACATATTGTCATAGAAGAACCTTCCGGGGTTATCTTTATTGGCTCCTATGCCCCCAACTCTTGCTGCTAGGTGTAGAACAACATCTGGTTGGCATTGTCTAAAAACTTTATCAGTAAAAAAAGCGTTTGTTAAGTCTATTCCTCTTTTGGTTCCTTCTAATGGGACAACCTTGGTATAACCTTTGTTGGCCAGAGTTTTGCACACAAAATGTCCCAGAAACCCCTTGCCACCAGTAACTAAGATTGTATCGTCTCTATTAATTTCCATGAATCTTCTCCACGACAGACCTTATACAATCTTTGGAACGGGGGTACTGAGGATTCCACCCCAATTGTTTAAGTTTGAGATTGCCAGCCTTTATAAACCTGTTGTCTCCCTTCCAGTTTGCCCCTTCGCCCATCCATTTAATCTCTTTTTGGACACCGCAACCGTCCATAACTGCATGAGCCACCTCTTCTACGGTTATTTGGTCGTCTGGGCAGACATTAAACGCTCCATTTGTATCTGAAAGTGCTAGCAATATAAAAGCATCTATCGCGTCATTTATGTGGAGATAGGGCTTGGTTGACCCCGGATAGTCACCCAAAGCTTCCAGATAAGGATTTGTAGAAAGAAGTTTTCTGATAAAATCCTTAACTACTCCATGTGTTAGATTCGGACCAACGGTTGCACACAATCTTAATGACGCCCCGGACACCCTGTCCATTTTACAATAAGATTCAAGTATACTTTCTGATGTACGCTTAGTTATGGCATACAAAGAGGTGGGCTTAGTGGCCATCTCTTCTGTGTAAAACTCCGGTCCATCGTCAGATTCAAACATCCAGTCGCCATAAACAGTAATGGAAGAAGCCAGTATTATCCTACATCCCTTGGGTGCTGAATGAATCACTTTATGCGTTGATATTATGTTGTCTTGGATAATTTTGTTAGGATTAGATTCATCTAGCTTCGTCAGGGGGTTGGCCGCAAGGTGAAAAATTATGTCCGGCTTTTTCTGAGCACAAATCTTATGCATGCACTCATAATAATAATCTTCACTATCACATAAGCCCAAATCGCACGTAAAGTGTGTGGTGTTGGGGCGAGCATTTATGACAGGACTTCGGCTCATAGTAACGACATCTGAAAAAACATCGCTCATGAGAAGCAGCTTGTCAACTAAGCTTCGGCCCATAAAGCCACTGGAGCCGGTGACCAACACTCTTTTCTTCATGCTAGTTCTGCCCCCGCTCTAATCCTAACAGTTGGTTCATGGTGTCAGCCGCCATTTTCATACATCGCTGCTTTTCTTCTTCGAGATTGAGTTCTCCTAGCATTGTTGCAATCCTATGAAAATATGTATGCCCGGAAGCAACCTTATTAAAACCTCTGTTTATATAAGGAATTCTCTCATCAGGATATTTCAGATAGTGATTGATGAGTTCAACAAATTCTTCTGGATTTTTAGCAAAAACAATTTCGTCTTCATCAAAAACATCTTCCGCCATGGATTGCACATAGTCTGAAATGCAGAACCCGCCACTAAAAAGAACCTTAAAGGGTCTCTCTATAATATCATAGCCAAAATCTTGCGAGTGTGGTTCACTTATATTGGGACAAATTGTGGCAGAGCGGAAAACATCCTTGACATCTTCATTTCCTATAAAGCCCATGTACTGGCAAACGGGCCAGTTTTGCCCGCCGAATATCTTTATGTTATACCTACCCACCGGGTGGCAGAGGGGGATTATATACCTATCTAGCGTTTTTGCCTTATAGGGCCAGTATCCGCCAACAAAAGAAATGTCACTGACTAGATGGTCGTATGTGGTGGACTTGTTGTATTCATACACATCGGCGGCATGCATCATGGAGACTGGTTTAATGTTTATAGTCTCCCATTTGCCGTGTGTTTTCTTCATCCAGTTTTTGTGATAATGATTATATACGAAGTCAGGCTTTCCGGTTTCTTCCTTTAACAATCCGACTAAATCTATCTCCTCTTGATGCGCCACAAGAACGGGGTATTCCTCTAGGTCAATTTTGTCTTGCTGTTCCCCCCAATCAGAAGCTCTGAGAACCACCTTTAGGTGCGGTCTATTCTTGATGCACTTAAAAACGGCCCTGTCGAGATTGTAAGTCTGCCCAATAAATATATCAGGTTCGAACTCATCAAAGGCATCAAATGCGGGCTTTTCGAAAATATCCCAAAGAATTACCTCATAGCCCATGGCCGAAAACACTTTGGCCCAAGCCATTCTAATATGATAATGAGCATGAGGCCCATCGCTAGCAATCATTACCCTCATTGTAAATCCTTAATAGCATCCACTTCGTATATTTCCATTTCTTGTGGCTCAACAGCCTTTAACGTTCCGTTGTTTTTAACTATATTGTTCAAGATTTCAAAAGTGTACATCTTATTTTTATTTCTATCCGAGCATTCTTTCTTAAACATATATAGCTCCTCTCCTGTAAGATAGACAATTTGTGCCCACTTTGTGGAAAGGCCATAAGCAAAAGTTGTGACGACTCCGTCAACTATAGTTACGCCTATTTCGTCATCCTTAAATCTGCCAGACGAGTCTGTTATTACAGAAGATTCATTTCTATTAATGGCCTGTATGGTTTTGGGGTTAAACACTAAATCCCCATGTATTATCAAAACACTATCAGAAACAGAGTTGTTTATAGCTAGTCTTAAGCTTTCTATTGTGTTGGTTTCTTTATATAGTTGATTTTCTATGATTCTTACATAGTCAGGAATTTTGCTAATAATTTTGTCAGCCTCAAAGCCCACGCAAACAATAATCTCGTCTTTGGAAAAGACTGTATTTACGTTGTGTATAATTTTCTCAATAATTGTCTCGTGTTCACTGACATTTAAAAGACACTTAGGGCCATAAGATTTCATTCTATAACCCACCCCGGCAGCAGGAATAATAACACTCATTGTTTGAGGTTTTTTATTTCGGCCCTTCTTGGTCGGGGCTATAAACCTGTTATATCTGGGCATGCTGTCTTTGTTGTATTTTTTCCGCAACCCTACGCCAATTTTGTTGCCAGATATCCTCTTTAATAACAGAGGAAGAGTTCTCACCTGTAATCCTAACTAATGTTAGGGCTTCTGGGATGTGCATAATCAAAAAGTTTTCGCTGATTCTAGCCCAAAGGTCGTAGTCCTCACAGACTCGCATTGTTCTGTCATAGTATCCTGTTTCTTCTTCTACAGTCATAAAAGCTTGTGCGCTGACCATGGAGCCACTGTGTACGATACATTCCTCTAGAAGCCGCTGTCGACTGAATGGCTCTTTGTATTCCCTGATAATCTTTCCACTGTTTGTGTCCAGCGTGTCATAATCACCATAAACAGCACCAATTCTATCAGGGTCTGCTTTAAAAACGGAAAGCATTCTGCTAATTTTTTCAGGATACATTTCATCGTCAGCATCAAGCGTCACATACGAAAAGCTTCTATCCATAGTGCGCTTTATGGCTATATTTCTAGCCTCACTTGGGCCAAGCGCCTGTTCTGTTTTTATTGCCAAAAAAGAAAAATTGGTGGCGGTTGAAGCCTCAACAACAAGAAGGCCATCTTCCTCTTTTGTGGTTTTCGAATTACCCTTCAGGCATTTTTCAGAGACAATATCCCAAGAGTTGTCTGTGGACCCGTTGTCTACAATTGCAACAATAATAGGTCCATGGTAGTCCTGCTTAAGAGCGCTATCTATACATCCACTAAGATACTCGCCATTATTGTGATTGGCTATGAGAACAGTAACTACTGGTGGTCCCATTATGTCAAATCCTCCCACTTCACAACTAGATTATCAAACTCCTGCATTTTAGCAATCTTTCGGACTTTTTCATCTATAGGTTGAGATATTTCAAAATTAGTTGTATCTTTGCTCCCGCTCAAATATTTATGAAGAGCACAGGAGACGGTCAAGCCATCATGAGAGCTTTCATCGAATGGTTCAATCATTAAGACCTGTTCCAAGTCTTCATTGATGGCGTGGTTAATTGTCTTAAGAAAATCTAAAGGAACTTCCGTGCCACAGTTAAAAACCGCGTAATAGCCGTTAACAACAAAGGCAAAAGAGGCTTCTAGCAAGGTCCAGAAATCAGAATTTTTTTCGACCATGCTACCCCCAACAAAGGTCGTTCCCTCTTCAGATTTATTCAAATAAGAAGTTTGTTCTGCGTAGCTACCAAATACTTCGTGAAGTTTATGTACAATATCAAAATTATCTTTGTTAGAGTTATTCATAGTTATGACCTTAACGGCCTCAAATTCCTCCTGCGTGGCTATAGAAAGAAGAGTTTTTTCTAAACCCTCAAGGGTATCGTCTTCATTGATAGGCACAATAAAATTAACCCTAACAGCATTCTCTTTGAGAACACGCTTCTTTTTATGCTTCCAATATTCCGCCCAGTCCTGCTCTCTATAACAGTTGCACATTCTGTGTATGAGATAAAATTCCTTCTCTCCATCCTCGGCTTCTATTATCTTTGTTCCTTTTTCTCGAAATTTTTCTATTCGTCCTAATTCACAACCCACCTGAGTTTTGTCTTCGTATTCAGCAAAGCAACAAGCCGCACAGGAGGTTACAACTTCCTCTCCTCTATAAGTTCCGGGTCCAGCGGCAGCCTGTTTCTGGTCGAAATCCGCCTCTGTCTCGGAATTTGTTATCAGGTCTTGTCCTTTAGATTTACTCATTGTCTTTCTGCCTCTACCGAAAATTTAAACCCGTTTATTCGCTTCTTAAGAAGCTTAAGACCCCTACCTTCTAGTTCGTTACACATGTTTTTCAAGGTGAGTTGATTCAAACGAACGTCCCATCCTTGCGATTGTTCGCCATGTATTAAGTTGTTTAGTTCTTCCAGACTTATCGTATTTTGAGCAAACATCTTGCAGACCTCGTAAGCGTCTGTGCCTCCGATAATTATAGTGCCTTGGTGTCTTAGTTTGGAAATCCAATTATCCAAAATCGACGGCAACTCTTCCTTTGGCATATAGTCTACAATATCTTCGGCAATAATTTCAAAGCATTCAGCATTATCAACATACTCGTCCAGATTCCTGATTTCCAAGTCTTTAAGAGCACTTATATTGAGATATCCGCTTTTATCGGCGCCTCCAATAACGAGATTAATTTTCATTTGAACCTTCCAGTATAAGGTGTTTTGGATACCGTGTTAAAAACCCTGTTCCATTCATTTACAAATCTATCCTCTGAAAAATCTTCTAAGATGGTTTTTCTGGCCTGTTCGCCAACCTCTTTTGCTAGTTCTGCATTATTAAGAAGTTCCACCAGCATTTCTTTAAGCTCTTCTTCATCATTAGATATAAAACCGTTAACACCATTTTCTATTATTTCTGGTATCATACAGGTCGCGGTAGAAACAACCGCACAGCCGCAAGCCATCGCTTCTAACAGAGACGTGGGGATTGGAGAAATAGTTGAGGTGTTAAGAAATATCCGACTGCCTTGATATGCCCTTACCAGTTCGTCAAAACTTGATGCTGGCTTGGAAAGCCCCGGAGTGTCACCAAGAACACTGACCGGCAATCCTCTGGTTACCTCTTGCCATATAGTAAAACCACAGCACCAGTCTCTGTTTATCCAATCATTGACTACGGATAAAATATGCGCTTCTCTTTTTAGAGATTTTTCGGGCTTAAATGCCTCGCTATCAACCCCGTGTTTTATTATTAAGGTGTCGGACTTACTGTCCCAATTCCATCCCTCGATGCTATATTCTGAAATGAACACATTGGCGTCGGCTCTCATATTTCTAAGACTTGCGCGCATTTTCTGGTCCCAAAACGGGATGGGCAAAGTATGTTCCAAGCTGACCATCGGAAGATGTAACGTGTCGGCAATTTGATGTGCTATCTGAAACTGTCCAAACTTATTTTGGGAGAGTATCAAATCTAAATCTAGACTTAGGGGAATTTGCCTTCCTTGTAGAGATTCGTCTAGAAGAATGTAGTTGTCTGGAATCTCTGCATAATCAGTGTTCCAGTCCTTGATTCCGGGTGCGCGATAGGAATAAAAATTGTGTCCGGTTCTGGCAAGAAGGGTCTCGTACCTTTCGTGTGTAGGAAAGGTCAGGATGTTCAAGGGGCCGTCAGGGTCTCTTGTTGCGGCTCTTGTTATGGAAGAAATTGGGCTAATCGACATTTTCTAATTCATCTTTGATTAATTGTCCGACTTTTTCGTAGGAAAAACTTTCGACGGCATCTTTACCCTGTTTTTGAAGCTTTGTGTACGAGCTTTCATCTGACTTGTACATTTCGTACACTTTTCTCATTTCTAATTGCAGCTTTCTAATATCAACCCTTGTCCAATCTTCATCCCCGGTGAATATATCTTCAAAGGTTTCTGTCATGCCAAAAACAGGCTCCGAATACCCCGGCATGAGAGAACCCCCTCCGCTTTTTAGAAAATCGGACATTCCTCCGACATCTGTGCAAATAGGAGTCCTGCCAAAGCCCATGGCGTCGAATGCGGGAATACACCAAGCCTCACCATAGCTCGGCATAACAAAACAGTCGCACGTTGTATGAATCCTACAAACATCTTCTTCTGTTAATCTATCTGTCGCTATAAGCTCTTCTTTGTACTCTTCAAGAGACGGATATAGCTTTAGGCTTGTCTTGACCTGTAGACATAAATCCCTAACTTTTTCTGCACACTCATCTGGAGATAGTCCATATTGGCTTGTCTTTATGAGTAATTCAACACCTTCATTCGTGTCAAATTCTAAGTGAAACGCTTTTAATAAGGCGGGAAGATTTTTTCTGGGGGTTAAGTCACCTATAAAATAGAAAACAAAACTATCCCGTAATTCTGGAGCTTCGAGTAGATTATATGTTCTGTTGAACTTATCTGTATCAGAGGCGTGAGGAATAACCTTTATTGGTATTTTCACGCCGCTATCTAACGAAGCTTGCTTTGATTGGTTGTTAATTACCCAAGCTTCGTCCATGGTGTTAATTCTTTGCGTCCACGCAGAACGCTTAAAATGACTGGTCTCTGTGGCGTATAATGCAATATTTTTGTCAAATTTTCCGTTATAGTCCATATAGTGAGGAAGAATATGCTGAATGCAGACGCTGCATTCGTTAGAATCTTTGCTCTCAAGTTCTAGAATTCTGCGAGGAAGGTCTTCTTGGGTTTGGTTAAGTTTTAAAGGACGGCATACCACATCTATGCCGACAAAATCCATAGAAAGTATGTAGTCTATAGCGGCCTGCCCCCAGCCGGTATGGTCTCTATAGCAACCAATGTAAAGTACTTTCATTCCCATTCCTGTATCATCTGGCCGCGTACATTTTCCCAATAGTTTCTTTTCATTCGTATTTCATACATAGCTTGATAGGCTTCTTCAGGTCCGAATGGCTCAAACTGTGGTCTATTATGAGCCATTGAGTCTTCGTTGATGTATACGTCTCCGGTTCCCTGAATATAAACGCCATAATTCAAATCTCTAATCATGCGAGATTCCATATACGAATTCAGCATTTTTTCATCACCAAGAACATTTAGAATGAGCCACCTTACATATTCTTTGTTGTTAAGTCCATTAGGAATTTTGCTGGCGGGTTGAAATATTTCGGGAGCAGATTTCCATCTGTCTTCTGGTGGCCGGTAGATGGCATCAAAAAACTCCTCCCATTTTTCTGCGGTGGTATCCCATTGATACTTATCTACAAAGTTCTTTCTGCAAATGGCTCCTTTTCTTCTTATTTCGTCATCTGAAAGATTAAAGAACTCAAGCATCTTTTCGCACGTATAGTCGTTATCAGGCATTGCCCTATAGCAGCCCGTTTCAAGCTCTAGATATTTTGTTTTCAGTTTGAGAGGCTCACCCTCTAGATTTCTAATAACGCTACTCATAGCAGAATAGTCTACGGACATTACGAAAACACCACAGGCTGCGGCTTCCACCTGTGGTAATCCAAACCCCTCGGAGTTTGCATACTGTATGTAGAGGTCAAATAGATTTACAATTTCTGACAACGCTTTTGTGTCAACGCCTTTCTGAACATTCGATAAACTTGCAGCATGTTGCCCACATTTAGGACATCGACAGACGGCATCCTGAAAAAAGGACGGAAACCAGTTTTGGCAATTAGCACAAACGTAGGTAAAAAGTGTCTTGCTGGCTATTCCATGTTTCTTTAAGAGTTTCGGTATATCCCAGCCTAAATCTGGATAGCTTGTGTGGCAGTAGAGATAAACATCATCTCTGCCAGACTCTTTGATGAATTTAGAAAAAGCTTCGAAAAGGTCGGGATACAGTTTTCTACGCTGATTGCGCATTACCGTTCCGACAATCTTACAACTGCCATCAAACCCTAAAGACTCTTTATGCGCGACCTTATCCGCAACCGGCTGGTAGGCTGCGTCTGCCGATGGAGGAGCAACGCCTCTGCAATTGATTTTCCCCCCGCTTTCTTCAAGGAGGGTGTCCATGCCGAATTCTGAGTAATTAAAAACAGAATCTGCTTTGGAATATGTTGCTAACCATTGTTCGTTTTGTGGGTGGGCGTCCACGGTAGGCATTATCGCCCACCAAAAAAGCCTCCTAAAAGGAGACCTTTCCTGATAATCCATCATCCAAAAGTCTCTGATATCAAATACAATATCAGGTCTAAAGTCTAGAAGCACATGCTCAAATCTCCATTCACCAAATTGGTTGGTGGACACAGACATGTATTCCTGTTTTTGCTGCTCATCAGACTCATCGGGAAGGTTAGGATAATACCGCCACGGTATAGTTGAAGCCCTGTCATCGGCTGCACTTCCATAGCTAGCAAACTCGGCAAGCTCGTATTTATCTTTCTCGTATAGACGCTTCATAACCTCCCGGCCATACGTTGCATAGCCGGTGTTTAAAAACGTAGCTTCGCTACAGAGAAGTATCCTCTTCTTCTTCATCCTTATTCGCTTCTCTCATTTTTTTTAGTATCTTCTTGATTTTCTGTTTAACTTCATTTTTGTTGCAACACATTATTTCAGAAATTTCTTTGTAGGTGTGATTTTTCAATTTCATATCAATAATATCTATCTCATCTTTAGTCAAATTATCCGGCTGGTATTCCCACAGAAGGATTTCTTGGGGCTTCTTTTCGCGGAGATTTAGGCGACGGTTTTGCCTTTTCTGCTTCTTGATGAATTTAAGTATTTCATTTCTAATGCACACTGTGGCAAAAGTAGAAAACTTGCTTTTTTCTGAATTGTAGTTTCTAATCGCCTTCAATAATCCAATCAACCCAATTTGTATATAGTCGTCCAAATCTTGTTTTTGGGTAATAAATTTTATGGATTGAGACACAACTAGACCGTAGTTGTCTATAACCATCTTCTCTTCTGAATCAGCGTTTATAGCTTCAGATTTTATATTAAGCTTTTGCTTCTTCTGGGGACTCATGGGTAGGTACTTCAGATTCCGTATTTCTAGTATGCGCCCCAATAAGCTTAAACTTGTTGACTCTAAACTTTATTTTTGAGTTTCTATTACCGTCATTGTCTGTCCATTTATCTTGTCTTCCAGTGGTAAATACAGCCAACTCGTCGCCCTTTTGACAATACTTACAGATTGTGGTTGCCCCGCTGTCCCAAGCCTCAAAATCAAAATAATCGACCCTCTTGGTCTTTTTGCCATCACGAGACCTGCGGTAATCTTCTACGGCTAGGGTAAATCTGGCTACATGGGTACTGTCAACAGGAACAAGCTCAGGATTCTGTGCTAGTCTACCAATAAAATTGCAACTATTCATTAGACTCTCCTTGGTTTAAAATAATCAACCTATACCCTTCTTCTACTCCGTTCTCTTTCGCCACTACTTCCCAGTCTTCTGAAAAGTCAGGAAAAGCAGCATAAAAGATTGTGGCTAATTTGTTTTCTAGTTTAACTTCCTCCTCTGCACTGGGTCCAACAACAACGTCTATAAAGTTCGTTTCAAATAACTCTTCGCCTTCTTCGTTGTAATAAACTATAAAGTCTTCAGATAAGCTCCATAGGGAGGCTTTGATTAGTATGTCTTGAAAGATTACTATTCTCGCAGCATATCTTGGACAATCTACTTCATGAATTTCTTCATACCAATCGGAATAGTATGAAAGAGTTCCATCGTTTATAGTATATATACAAGACTGCTCCTCCATTGTCGGGCTAGATATAATTTTTGGTGGGTACATTACTAGACACGACTCCCCGTCGTGCATCGGAGACACCTTGATAACGTAATTATGGTTTTTGAAAAACTCTAGCACAGTACGCTCTGTGATATTATATCAGTAGAATCGCCCTTTGTCAAGTCATATTTGAAAAACTTTTTGAACAATCAGGCTGTCCTTCTTCTTAGACCTTTGTCCCGTCACGAGTATGGTGTTTCCTTCATATAGTAAATGTTTATTTTTCGCCCACTCTTCGCTAAAACAAACAACATTATCTAGTTCACAGCTACCGTCTTCTACAGTCAAAAATCCCATTTTTTGTCCTTTAGATTGTCCTCTGGTGATTTCATATTCACGAGATGACTTTACCGCAACTGCTAAAACTGCGGTCCCGTTTCTGCCACTGAGAAACTCTTTGCACGTTGAGTTTGCAGCACCTGTATCACAAGAGTCCACCTTAGAGTATGTAAGACAGGTTCCCAGCAACTCCTCCTCGGTTCCAGAAACCCACTCAGGGTCATCTTGAAGAGAGTAGGGGGAAGATTTCAATTGGTATACATAGTCCGCAACAATCTCAGACCTTTTTGTTGTGGAGGTTCCTCCACCATTCTTTTTAGTGGGCTGTAAGCTCTCTAGGCATTGTCTGAGGTTTTCCCAGTCGGAGTCCTCCACCTTGTCGCCAACCCACTCTCTTTCCTTCGCCGTTAATTTTGCCCAAATGTCATATTCGTATAGCATCTTATTTCTGCTCAAGCCCATATGTGATAATGCCCCGGCTGATATTAGAGAAGTTATTACCTTGCTGGTGACTTTGGTGGCACAAGATACTAAGAACTCTAACCAAGACCAGTCCGCTGGAGGTTTGCACAACTCGTGAGTAGCCTCAAGAACTGCGTTAGTCAACTTTTCTAATTGACTATTCCCAATAAATTTTATATCCCCCACGCCAAAGTTGATTTCATTGTTATATATAGAAAAGCTGCGATTCATTTTGACAATTGACGGTGGATAAACGGGTACGTCAGAAATTTTTGCATCGGATACCAACTCTCTTATCTCTTGTTGAGAGTCCTGTTTTCCTTTTGAGTAGTACAGATAGTTGCAGTAAAAATTGACAGGAAAATGCGCTTTAGCATAAGCAGACCAATAACCACAAATAGCATAGCTAACAGCATGGGACTTATTAAAAGCGTAGCGATTCGATTTTTCAATCCAACCGAATATCTCTTCCGCTGTTTCTTTAGAAACCAATCCGACATTTTCTGTTCCAGATAAAAACTCTTTCTTTACTGAGGCCATCAAATCGGCCTTCTTTTTACCTATCGCTTTTCTAAGTTCGTCAGCCTGCTGCAAGTCAAATCCGGCAATTGTCTGAGCAATTTCCATGGATTGTTCTTGATAAACCAACACCCCCTGAGTTGATTTTAATATAGGCTCTAGACAGTCATCAAGATAAGATACCTCTTCCTCTCCATGTTTCCGGTCAACATAATGCTGTGTCATGGACTTCCCGTCCACGATTGCCTTCAAGCATCCCGGTCTAATCAAAGCAACAAGAGCGGCTAACTGCTCTATATTTCTAGGCTTTAATCTCTTGGCCCAAGATTTTCCCAAATTGCTCTCAAGCTGAAAAACGCCCTTGGTCCTGCCGTCACATATCAGACCCCATGTTTTTTCACAGGTATAAAAGTCAGCATCTTTGTCTTGTTTTTCTGCGATATCAAAGATAATCGGTGGTAGACCGGTTTGCTTTCTTGTAACCAAGCCTTCGTCTATTTCAGAAATGTCAAATTCACACCCGCATTTAAACGTATAGTACGCCATCTGCAAACGCCTTTTCAAACTTGGTTTTGGAGCCAATTCTTCTCTGATGCTTCCAGAATCGTATAAAAATATTAGCCGTATCTTTTACGTCTTGTAAGGCGTCGTGAGCATTATCTGTCTCCAGAGATAAAAAGTCTCTCATGGAATCCATGCTCATAGATTTAACATTTGGGTTACTTTCAAGCCACCCATAAGCGAGGTCTAAAACATCCACCTTGTGAATTTTATGAAACAGCGCCTGATTGCCATTTTTGTCAGTGGGGCCAAACTGTTCACACAATCTTTGTATGATAATCATATCGTAATTGATAATGTTGTAACCCACGGGTATCGGGGCAAACCATTGTGTTTTCTTGAAGTTGTATTTATTAACGAACTTTACAAATTTTTCCCAGACCTGTTTAGGTTGTGGAGCTTTAGCTAGTGTCTTCCTATCTTTTCTGGTAATGCTTAGGGCTTCTTCTTCCAGAGGGTCTAACCCCATCTCTATCGCCTTTTCGTCATCAAGGATGGGGCGAATTTCACTGTTGAAAAACCCTCCGGGCTGTGGGGTCAGCTTTCTGCCATGGATTGCCACCGCCGCCAACTGTGTGGGCTGTGCTTTGTGGGGATTCTTTGAACCCGTTTCGAAATCAAAAACAATGTAATCTCTATTAGGCATCATTCAACATCTCCTTAATCAATTTGATTGCTTCTTCTTTTTCTAGATTGTCTATCCTTTTAAACAACTTGTCTAGAATAGACCCCTTGGTGTACACGTAGCCAGCAGAGTTATTGTCACCCCCAAAGGCTACCTTTTTGTGAGGCTCAACCTCTTCCATAAATACTCTTAAGGAAGAAACAGAGGAAATCCACACCGCTTTAGAGCCGTCGTCTTCTGGCAAGACGTGAATCCATAAGTTAGCCTTGGTTACAGCAACACCGCTAGGTTTGTCAGCCTTACTGTTGTGATATTCTATATAAATGTTGCCCGTAGTGCTAGACTTGTCGTCAAATTTAACTTCGGCAGTAAATTTCTTCCTCCCCATTTTGCAAGATAGGTCGTAGTCATATCTTTTGTCATAGTCTTCATTGATTTCACACTTTATATCAAGAAGTTCAAGGACTCCCTTGGCACACTCCTCTCCGCTTTTGCCTTTTTGAAAACTCATCTAATTTTTCTCTTGAGTTCTAGAAATTTCTTTACCGCTTGCGAGGAACTTTCATATAACTCGCTGTGCTTAATTTTTGTGTCGTCGCAATGAACTTGATACAGAGTCTTTCTACGAAAAGAATTACCATCATAGTCGTTAATTGTGCATAAGGATAATCTACCCTTCTCCAACGCACACCCGTCCAGCAGGACCGCTTCGTAATGCTCCTTCATTGTTAACCTCTATATCTCCTGAGAATAATTGATTACTAATACCCATGATTTTATCTAGCAAATTTACGCCCAAAATATCAAATTTAACATGCCCCATGGCCTCTAGGTCTACCATTTCCATGCCAGCAATTCTATCTTGCCCTTTTGTTTCTCTAACCATCGGACAAACTTCATTAAGTATTCTGGATGAAATGACAACTCCAGCAGCGTGCTTACCTTGAGATTTGTATGTACCCTCAATTCGAATAGCTTGTGCAAACAATTTTGCATATTCGCCATTGAGAGAGCCATCTTCTGCTATCCGGCAATAATCATTCAAGACTTCTGGCTGATGTAGCATCGTCCATCGTATTACCGAAGACTCTTCCATGTCTTGTAGCTGGTCCGAAATTTCGTGTTCCTGCGGCAGCGCTTTGGTAATCCTGTTCATTTCATCGTAGGAACAAGCGTTATGCACGCGGAGAACCTCTTTAAGCGCGCTCCTGCCTTGCAGTCTTCCAAATGTAACCATCTGGCTAACATTATTATACCCATACTTAGATTTGATATAGTCAATTACTTCGTCCCTTTTTGTGGCAGGGACATCAATATCTATATCTGGAAGTGAAATATGGCCCTCAGAATTTCTTCCCGCGTTGTAGAATCTTTCAAAAATCAACCCATATTCAATCGGGTCCACCTGAGTAATTCCCACTAGGTATGACACCAAGCAGCCAGCAGCGGAGCCTCTGCCCGGACCCGGAAGCCAGCCCTGATTTTTCACATAAGAGACAATATCTCTTACAATTAAGAAATACCCTGAAAGGTTCGCATCATTGATAACCTCTAGCTCTTTTTTAATTCTGTTTACATAGATATCTTCATTTTCTTGTGTAGATACCTTGCCTCGTTTTTTTAGTCTTTGTCTCCATCCCTGTCTGCATAATTCTCTGAGATATTCCTTTTCGGCCATGTTGTCAGGGCATGGAAACTTGGGAAGATTGGGTTTGCCCAAAATGTCATAATCCTCACACATGCTCGCAACAAGTGAGGTATTTGAAATTTCCTCTTCAGTGTGAATCTCTTTCATCTCTTCTAGAGACGGTATGTGAAAATTGTTTGAACGAAAGAATCCACTTAGGCCGACATCGTTTCCTGCCAGCAATTTCTCTTCAACTTTTTTAAGCGTTGTTTTCATGGCGGAACAAAGTAGTATCCTCTGGTCCGCTGCGTCTTCTTTTCTTGGATAGTGCGAATCTGCCGTTGCTACCGGAGGAATTCCGGTCTTTTCCGATACTTTGCGTAGACACTCTCCGACCAATTTTGATGCTGGCGAGTTGTCTTGGTCTATCAGTTGAATTTCGATAAAGAAATTGCCCTTGCGGAAAATCTGTTGATATCGTTCGGCCAAGCTAGACGCTTGTTTAAGCCAGTCTTGCTTCAAAAAGGTTTGAGTTTCTTCAATTGTGTTGGAGTTATAGGCTTTCTTCCAGTCGGTAAACAGGATGTTAGCAAGGTCGCTTCCGAGATGACCGCTAAAAGATACCAAGTTATTATTTCGATTGTCTTCTTCAAGTATATCTAAGTCAATTCTGGGCTTGAAGTAGAACACATCATCCTTGTTGCTTTTGGAAACAAGCGCAATAAGGTCGTTCCACCCCCCTTTATTCTTGGCTAAAACCACAAGGTGACTGAGGGTTCTATTTGTTTTCTCTTTTATGGTGGCGCTCTGTTGAGAGAGGTAGAATTCGCACCCTAGAATGGGCTTGATGCCCTTTTCACGCATCGCTCTGACGAACGTGACGGCCCCTGAAATCGTTCCGTGGTCAGTTACGGCACATGCACCGTACCCTAGCTCCTCACAGCGCTCTGCGACCTGTGAGGGCTTCGAGAGGCCATCTAGGAGGCTGTAGTGCGTGTGTAGGTGTAGGGGGACAAATTTAGCCGGGTGCATCATAATATCCAATATTAAAGCCCTTTTTGGTGCAATCGGTAATAGTCTTTTCTATACCGTCTTCTTTAAGTTTATCATGAATATGTTGACAAATATTCTTATCTGTCCCCTCCCAGTTGTTCTTATAGTAGTCACAAAGCCTTGTACATTTCCAGTGGGTCTGCCCTGCTGAAAGCATCTTGGGCATATCCGTATTTTGTATCTGTAGGAAGCGATTTTTTAGCATCTCCACAAACTTTTCTTCGTCAGACTGGTCAAAGCACAGGGAGAAAGGCCCGCCATCCTTGATGTAAAAGATGGTCATTATAGCCTGTTGATATTCTGGGAACAGTTTAGATATCGCGTAATTATACAGCAGGAGTTGAGGGTCTACCTCAAGCTTTTCGTAGGTCTTCTCCTGCCCGGTTGCCCAGTCCAGTCTTCTGCCCGTTTTCCAGTCTACCACTTCTATAATACCATCGTCCACCCTTGTGACGAGGTCAATTGTCCCCTTGACGGCCAACCGACCCTTGAGGGTCGAACCATCTGGTGTCTGGTACTCGTATTCAGCCCAATCCTCTTCGATGGGGATATCGAAGTGAGGTTCCGTTGCAACTATATCTCGGAGGCGAGGGTCGAACTGGCCGTTGTTATATTCGAGGGCCATCCAAGACCATTTTCTGCAATCGTTCTCCTCTTTCTTGGTGTAGCTATGTGTGCAGTTAGAGGTGTAGTGTTCAAAGCTTTTGTCAACTAGGTCGTTAACAAATTCCTCTCCCATTAATTTGCTTTTGGTAAAGGTAACCTTTCCAATGGCGTCGTCTGTAATGCTCATCAACCCGGAGTCGGGCGCGTCCTGCGTTTTCTTTTTGCACGCTGCAAGACATTCCATCACCTTGTGTACAATGGTCCCCATCTGCGCTTTTTTTCCAGACGTTGTGGGATGGCCAAGCACGTAGCTTATGAAATACTGCTGTTGACAGTAATCATAATTATTGTATGAAGAGCTTCTGATATAAGTTACTAGCACGGAACTCCTTCGCTCCAGCCAAGCGCCTTGGATATAACTGGAAGCTTACAGGAAAAAATGCCCCATTTGATTGCGTTTGCTATGTTCTGGTGCTCTTTCTGTGTGGACGGGTCTGTTCGCAATTGTAGATAATGAATCCAGCTTCTAACTGTTCCGTTCATGAACATGCGAGTTTTTGTACTGAGCGGCAATAAAAATCTTGCGCTTTCTTTTGCTATTCCCCTACTAAGAGCCTCTTTGTATCGAGAGTTACACCTTCTGTTCTGTTCTCGAATAGCTATGTCAAACCACGCTTTATCGTTTTCCTCTAAATCATCGAAAGAGTTTTGTCTATTATTTTCGTCTTGCCTTCGAGGTTTGACTTCTTCAAATCCGTCGACTTCAGCATAGCGCTGACTAAACTCTTGAAAAGAAAAGCTTCTGTGTCTGAGGATTTGAGTGGCTATGCCTCTTGAGGTGTTAATTTCAATCACCATGTTTGCCATCTCAAAAATAGACCAGTGTCCGTGTTTAATACAGTATCCAAAAAGTTTAGATATGTTTGGGTTCTTTTGATTTTTTGGATTGCTTACTCTGGCGCAATACCCGATGATTTCTTCGGCGTTTGGAGTAATGGATATTAGTTTTACATTCATGTTGATGTAATCCAACCCCACTTCATTAGAGTAGATAACAGTTCTTCAATCTGTTCATGCACGGTCATTTCTGTATTGTCAATTACGGCATCAAATTTCTTGAAGTTTCTAAGGGCTACTTCGCTTGAGTGACTGTCCTCATAGGGTTGTCTTGTGAGTCTTATCACTTTGCCACCAGCTTTTTGTACCGCCGTTGCTTCGTTGGGAAACCTACAGTCAGCGATAATTGCCAATTCACTTTTCTCTTCTTCAACTTGCTGTAAGCAGAACGAAGTCCAAATATCTGGTTTGAGAGTTCGGCAAATGTTAGTTCCAAAATATTGAAGGAACTCTCTCGCCGTAAAAACCACGGTCCCATTGGGTTTTGCAACGTTGGTGTGGCTATTTTTTTCTTCATCAGTGCCATAGCATTGTTCGTATGACAGGCCAAATAATTCCATGGACACGGACTTGAGCGCGTCGGCAAAGTTATAGGCTTTAACATGGGGCCATATGTTCTTGGATGCATACTCGCCAAATTGATAATCTCTTCTAAAGATATCTAGCATCCCCATGCCTTCGGATGTTGAACCGTCAGCATTGGTAAATAATGCATTAACCACCAATCTCCCCTCGTCGGTAATTTCGAAATGTTCTATAATGTCATTTCTTTTCATCTCGTAGCCATAAAGAAAGTTTGCGCAAGTGGTCTTTCCACTTTGCTTAGCGCCGGATATCGCTAACAATTTATGAGACATTATACCATTCCGTCTATTTGGGGTTTTAGATTTTCGTTTATCTCCACCACAGACATATCCCCTACATCTTTTTTGTCTAGCTTTGGAAAATGTAGATTAAAAAGCCTGCCACATTTTTCTTTAATAGAATCAGCCGCTTTTCTGCCCGGCTCATCATTGTCGGTGAGAACAATAATATTCAAAGCGCCAGACCTCTCTATACTGATTTGCTGGTAGTCAGTCAAGTTGCATCCAAAGATTCCCACGGCGTTTTTGATGCCAGCCTCCCAGAGCCTCCAAACATCTCCCTGTCCTTCTACAAGGATGATTGTCTCAGTTTTTGCTATTCTGTCTTTTGCCATTGAATAGTTGTAAAGATGACCGCCGGAATTGAAACCCTTACTATTTATCCATTTCTGCATGGCGGGATTGTCCTCAAGACTACGACCAACGCAACCCACCATGTATTGATGAGACTCGTCGTATACTGGGACTACAATCCTATTATACATCAGTTTGTTGGAATTGAGACAAATTCCTACGTCGAATGTGTCAAGAGTTTCCTCAAGATACCCTCTTTTTAGATAGAATTCTACCGGCCTTTGCAAGCTCTGCCTAACAATGTCTCTGGGAACACCCCTTTGTGAAGGTTTGGATTCTTTTAATAGGCTGTTTATACATGCAATAAAAGAGGTTTTTTCCATGTGCTCCATGTCAACTTTCATATCATCCAATGACGAATCAATAAACTGGCAAGCAAGGTTTATCGTTTCGGAAAAAGTTGCCTCTCTGTCTTCTCGATGACTAATAACCCCACGAATAAATCCTAGCATCGTGTTAACATATTTCTTTTCACAATGATTAGTCCAGCAATACCAATTACCAGACACGTTATCTCCAGATGTGAATATGGTAAGAGCGTCACGCTTGTCGCCACCATGCACAGGGCACGGAGCCGATATGCGATTGCCGTACTGGTCGTATTCTATGCCAAAGAAATCTAGAATGTCCTCTATTCTTTCGGACAATTTCTCACACAGCACATCTATCTGTGCTTTAGATAGATTAGTCTGCGGTTTCAAATGGGATTTCTTCATTATCATCATCGTCTTCATTTACAATAAATCCATCGTTTTTTTGCTTTGAGCCGCCCTTTTTCAATTCATTTCTTGTAATGTTCTCTACAATTTGCGCGATGCTACCGTTCATAGACATGTTTATATAGTCACCGTCTTCTAAAGCAGGCCCGTGTCTGGCAACAATCGGAATAAGCTTTCTGTTTCCAGCCTCCGGTCCATCTTCAGCAATTTCTTCATCGCTTTTATTCTTAAAAATCGAAAAACTAGTACACAGCCATATTAACCTGTCAGAGCCACTGACTACATCTGTAGATTCTCTAGTTATTCCGTCTCTATTTAGCTGAACAAAACTTAAACAGGGGCAGTCATACTCCACACAAAAGTTGTGTAAAGAGGTTATCTGAAATCCAAGCGCTTGGAATTCCTGTATGTTCGACAGAGAATCTGCGCTCATGAGCTTGAGGTAATCGTAAATTATCAAGCAGTTGTTAGTTCTTCCATTCTCGTCAAACCCCACCTCTTGCAATATCCATCTACGCATGATAGATAAAGTTTGTTCAAATGGACTTCCGGCTATGCTGACATATTTGTAAGGGACGCCTTTAAGGTGTTCTGCTGCGGCGTAGACTCGCTCTTTTTTTGTCGCATCTTGAGAATATTTTCCCGTTGATATCTCATTAATTTCAACGCCGCTTAAATTTGCTAACACCCGGTTCAGGTGGTCTTCCAAGGACATTTCGGTGTCGAGCATCAATACGGGTATGTCAAGCTCCCCGGCTGTATGCAAGCCAACATTGTCTCCAAACATGCTTTTGCCGACCTTGGGCCTAGCGGCTACGAGGTCAACACATTTTCTTCTGAACCCTCCACCGATTGCGGCGTCATATCTCGGATACCCGCTGGGTATCCCCATAATTGAAGAGGGGTTCTCTTCCAAATGAAGCAGGTATTCTTCTACGTTTTCCCCCAAAAAGGTCGGCCTAACGCTTTCATTTGAACCGAGAGACGAGGACAACTCAAAGATGGGATTTTCTGCGACCCCTATAATTTCACTAACGGTTTCATCACCGTTTATTTTGGAAATTTCATCGTATATACTTGTTGCCTTTGCTTGTATGACTCTGCCAATTTGCAGTTTTCTGATTTTTATCGCATGTGATTTTACATTTTGTAGCTTAATAGGAAAGTTGTAGACCGCCCTCAAGTGGTCCATAGATTTTTTATTATTAAGCGTATCCCCTAATGACAATTCGTTAGCAGCAGAAAGAATAGAGGCTATGTCAACTTCGTCCTGTGTAGACAGAACTTTTTCAAGACACTTGAAAATTATCTGATTTTCTTCTAAAACAAACGTCTCCGTTTCAATCAAGTCTTCAATTTCTAGATAAGATTCTGCTCCATAAGAACACACACCCGATAATACAGCCCGTTCGGCGGCGGCGTTCATCAACGGTTTTGTCATGTATCACCTATTGCCAATGCATTTTGTGCATTTATAAAAATCACGCTTATGTTGAGGGTTGACCATTTCTTCTTGACCGCAAACATGACATTTTTGCTTTATTTTTTTATAAGAAGCCCTTTCCCTAGCTATCGGTTTTACGTCATCATTTATTGCGTCGTACCCCGCTTCTGCTGTGTCAATTGTGCCGTCGTCAACAAACTTATTAACCCTGTTGCTTGATACTACACTTCTACTTGCTTTAGATTCACTCCTCGTCCCTGCGATAAAATCATCCTCATCGGAATTCGGGGCTGGGTTATCTGAAGCCTCAAGCGGTTCGATTAACCTCGCCAATACAGACTCTCCAGTAAGAAGTTCAAATCCCTCCACAACTTTTGACATATCGTTTGATAATATGCCCTCTCTGATAGATTTTATAGCCTCAAGCAAGTGTCCTGTCATGAATATCGCTTCCTTTTAGATAGCTCTATTAGCACGTCACCCATCCTTCTAACGTCACGCATTTTATCTGTCAGCATGTCGACCCTTGCCGTGGCGTGTATTTTTATGTTGTTGAGACTTCTGGCAAATTCATTGTCATGGATTGCCTCATAATATTTTTGTTCATGCTTAGTATATTTATCTCCGTATTGTTTCAATATCGGAGAAATCACTTTGCTAATTGCGTCGGTAGCCCAGTGTAGCTTGACCAAATTGCCATTGTACAAAGTCTGCAAATAGTCAGCGTAAGAAAAAAGAATGTAGGCGGCTGACAAACATTGTTCTGAGCTTAGCGAATGAAGAAGAGCAGAATCGTAGTTGAGTATGTTGACGACCTCGGGATTTATCTTCGTCAACCCAACATGCTGACTGTTAATATATTTTTCGGTTGCGTCAACAAATCTACCAAGTCTTTCCTTAGCGTCCAAGAATTGCTCGTTTCCAGTCATTATCATTGTCCGAATATTTAAGTGTGATTATCTTAATGCTGTTTATCGAGCACCAATCAGCCTTGTCTCTGTCTCTGGCTTTGGCCTTATAAAAATCTAGCTTTGTCTTATGAAAAAAGGAAACATATTCATAGTGCTGTCTGCCGTGTACTTCTACAATAAGGTCTCTGTTGGGAATGTAGAAGTCGGCAAACAGAATGGAGTTTCTGGTCTGTGTTTTGCTGCCGGGTAGAGATACTTCTTCAAGAATTGTGTCTCTTGGGAAAAGCTCGCGGAGGAGCGCTCTGGCTCTCAGATGATTTTTTGAGCAAGGACGGGTTGCGCTTTGCCGGAACTTGCGCTTATGTATCGACCACTTGTAATCTTTACCGTCGAAACCTCTAGCTATCAAAGCATGGCCTTTAGGTCTTGTTCAAGAATTTTTAGAACAGGCTTGTTCTTTTTCAGGAACTGATATAATTTTTCCTGTCCCTGAAATTTTAGAAATCTTATCTTTTCTTCTTCGGTATCATCAACCTCATTTTCTTTAAGAAGAGGGGCAAGGTCTTTCTCGTGGTCTAGCATAAAATCACACGAATACCATGCGCCTCTTTTAGATATCAATCCAAGGTCTGCGCCCAAGCTTAGAAGCTCTTGCGCAAAATCTAAGCCGACCCCATATTTCAGCCAGCTTTGACATTCTGTATTATTAGCACCCATAGAAGAACAAAGAATACGCCAATTTATCATTTGGCCAATTTGCTTTGTGCCAACATCCCAAGGCTTAATGCTTTTTACTTCCATTCTTGTGTCAGCTTGGTATTGAATTTTTCTACCGCAGTCTGGCATTCTAGGTTTACCGTAACCGCTGGTGTTTGCTATAAAGTGTGTGATGATTACTATTGTTGCTCTTTGCTGAATAACCACATTAGAAAGCTTGCGACAAAAAGACGCCAATATTTTCGGAAGGCCAGCCCTAAAAGTTCCGCTTATATCTTCTGTTAGTTCTCGTTGTGGAATTAGAGAAGATGTTGAATCAATTATACAAACACATCGATAGAAGTCTTTACTGGTTATAAGTTTGATAGCTATATCTAAAAACTGTTCTGCGCTGAGAGGCTCTTCGTCTGAATGTACGACTCGCATTTTTTCTCTATCTAACCCATCAATACCATCAAGATTCATGGCCTTGAGTCTGCCCTCACCGTCGATATAGATTATCGGACGTGCGCCATTTTCTTCTTTTTGGCAGTTGGCCGCTATTTGCAGAGCCGTGGTTGTTTTGCCGGTCTTGGGGTCTCCGGTGAGCAGAACCCAACTGCCCTCTTTCAAGCCGCCGCCCAGAGCTATATCTATGGAGGGGCTAACAGGCAGAATATCAAAGTCGTTTCTTTCTTCAAAAATCTCCATTCCACTGGAGATAACTCGCCCGTGTTTCTTAATTATATCCTTGGTCGTAGCATCGCTAAACGTCGCCATCTAATTCCCTTAGCTTTTGGAGATTGTTTTTTTGCCCGAAGGGCTTACGTGGTGTGGCTGAGGGCGAGGCTGGTTTGACAACAGACTTCGCCTCGTTTTGCTTTTTAAGAATCTCAGCCTGTTCCTCTATCATTTCCTTGAGTCTAGGAAATCTAAGAGAGTATATTTTTTGACCATACTTGCTTTTTAAAGCCGCTATTATCGCCCTCTCATCGTATTCATCAACCAGTCTGTTTGCAGCAATAATTTGTAACTGGTATGTTTTCTTCCACTTGTTAGTGTTCCAAAATTTATACGCTAGGCTTCCCTCGTTGCTATTCTCTGCCATTCGCTGGCACATCATCTCGGCTATATATTGCGCTCCAGTACAGTAGTCTCCAGTTGAAGGAGATTTGTACCGACTCAAATCTGTACGCTTTTCTGTCATTATACGTCGATTGTAGATTTAGCTATAAGCGAAATACCAGCATCATTTGGGTCTCTGTTTTCTGACCACTCTCTTTTCAGTTCTGGAACAGTCCAGTGGCCAACATGGAGATTACCATCGTTTAAAGTACCAGCTACGAAACCATGGTAAGTATAGTCTCCAAACATAAATCCACCTGCCGTTTTTCTAAAATAGAAACCGTCAAGATTTTCACCAACTGTAACCACGTTGGTTCCATTTTGTAAAATCATTTTGGAGATATGCAAATCGTTTTCTTTGCAATATATGCCAAGACGCTCCCATGCAGAGGGAGGGTCTACATCAGGTCTTCCATCGTCTTCATAAACCTGAGTACCGTCAGATAGAGTGCATGTCCACACCGTCCCTGTATCGAACAGCTTGGCCATATATTCGTCTACTTGTGTACAAATCATTGATTTTTAATCGTGGTTACTGCTCCGGTGTACCTAGCACCCAAGCCTTTAACCTTCCCCTTGCTTTCATCGCTAGCTTGAGAAGCAGCTTCTGTCATGGTTGTAGAGCCTTTTTCATTTCTCGCCATTAGCACGCCAGTGCGCGTGGTAGGAGCGGAGTCAGATTTGCTTTCTACAGAATGTCTCGATTTGGGTTTGACACTATCTATATGGGACTGAACAGATTTTTGCGTTCTGTTTAACTCCTCTGATAGGGCCTTTTTTCCCAACTCTGCATTGTGTTCGATATAGAACTTTTCAACTTTAGTCAACGGACTTTTCTTGGTCATTACAAAACCTCTCTTTCCGATTGTAGAAAATATCTTTGGTTTCTGGTTGTTAAATATTTAGAATACAGGCTAAAAGCTTTTTCAGAAACCTTTCTATATTCTAAGTCTACGACCTTCTCTCTTCTAGAGTACATGCCCCACGGGTCAAACATTTTTCCACGATAGAACTTAATAAAACAGGACGCTGTTTCGCCACTATCTTTTACGACTTTCTTGCAATAAGCCTTCTTGTCTTCCTTGTCGACTTCCGCCATCTTAGCTGTGTATGCTATTATAGCATTTTTTGGCACGTCTGTCAACCCGAAATTTTCAGATTCTTCGTCTTTATTAGTCATCAGTTTCTATCTCTCTAACATACACTATTGTTAAATCGTCAGAAGTATCTATGTTTGCCAAATTCATGCCTTCACCCGGCCCTATATAGAACTCACCATGAATCTCATGAACAAAGCTTTCATCCGACCCGTTGTGCAAAGACGCTTTGACATTTGTAACCCTGCTGCTTTCACTAACTATCCAGAGGTCAACCATCTCCACGGTTTCGTCAGAATTTTTAATTATCACATGCCCCAAATCTGAGAACTTTTCGCGTTCTATTTCTTCCTTAAAAAAATTGTTCTCTCTCATTTTGTACCTTTCTCTATATACTTTTTCTTTTGCTCGGAAGTCATCTTACGAATCTGTCTGGGACTTGCTGGCCCACTTCCCAAAGAAGACTGCTCTTTTTTAGAACTCTCTTTTCTCTTGCCCTCTTTGTCTCCTAATTCATATCTACCCATTTTTTCGGTATTTCTTTCGGCCTGATGCCCCACCGTTTGCGGCTCACCTTTTATGAACACCATGGGCGTACCGATAACTCTTTTTAGCTTTGTTTTTTTGCAGGAAGGGCACTTGCGTTTTGTTTTGTCCTTCATTGGTTGGACTATTTCAAAAGAGTGTCCGCAACCCGAACAAGCGTACTCATACGTTGGCATCTTCGTTCCTGTATTCTACAAAGCCCGCATAGTTTTCTGGTCTTTCCAACATGTGGGCTAGCTGTTGTATTGCTTCATCTAACGCCGCTTTCTCTCTGCTGTTTCTGTAGCTTATTACATACTCGCAGATTTCTCTCAGGTCTAACAGGTTCTGAGAAAGAATGACAACAATATTGCCTTCGATGAGATTGTCGGTTTTTCCGATAGCCAAAACCTTTTCAAGCTGGGGTCTTGGCATAATCTTAACTTGTTTAAGGTTGACAACATTGTCAAAAATATTTTTGCGTTTCCCGAAAATGCGTTTGATAAAGTCAAGCATATTTAGCCTACACAACAAAATAAGTTAAGTACGCAAACAGCAGCATCTGGCCCAAGAATATAGATGTATTTATTATCCAAGAAATTTTTCTGTAGTTATGATACAAAACGGTGATGCACCCGAGGGCAAATATAGTCCCGAACATTTTAATCCCCGCAAACGCAGGAACTCCACGCTTAGCGATAACATATCGAGCCATGGGGTTTTTTTCTAGTTCGTATAGATAATCCCCATTTAATACAGACAAATACACGTCGTATGATGATACAAAACCTATAAGTACCCACATGGCACAAAATACCCATGTAGATGTAGGATATCTATTAATCGTATTCAGGACCATCCAGACACGCTAGTATTGTAGATATGAGCTTGTTTCTTATAATATCCTTGCGTTCTAATTCGGAGATTCCAATCCCCTGAATTCCATCCAGTTTGTCCATACATTTATCAAGAGCACCTCTCATTTTAAATGGGAGGTCTGATTGTTGTATGTCGCCATTGATAACAGCCTTGGATTCCCTACCAGTTCTAGTTATAAACATCTTGATTTGCTCAAAAGTGGCGTTTTGGGCTTCATCAAGAATCATAAAAGACCTATGAAAGTTTCTTCCTCTCATATATTCTAAGGGGCATACTTCTATTATACCCGCAGAACGCATTTTGTTTATGTCTTCCTCTTTAAAATAACGACCCATTTCTTCTAATACGGGTACTAGATAGGGGTGTATTTTTTCAGCAAAGCTTCCCGGTAGATAGCCCAGACCTTTGCCAGATTCAACAACGGGTCTTGTGATGACTATCTTTTCTACTTTGTTATCCCGCAGATATTCACAAGCCAGACCAACTGCCACAGCGGTCTTGCCGCTTCCAGCCGGTCCACTACAAATGGTAATGTCGTTCTCAGACATGGCGCGGATATAATCCGCTTGATTTTTCGTTTTTGGGGTTAGCCTTTTGGGGCTATTATTTTTGGGGCGTTTTCTTCTACTCATATATTAACGACCAGAGCTACCAAATCCTCCAGAACCTCTGTCGGTATCGTCTAGCTCTAGCACCTTTCTAATGAAAAAGTTATCTACTTTTTGAATTAAAAGTTGAGCTATCCGGTCGCCTTCCAAAAGTTCCACGATATCATTACTTGAGTTGTATAGACAGACTTTAACCTCTCCTCTGTATTCAGCGTCAATCACCCCGGCAAAAACATCTATGCCTTGCTTTACAGCTAGACCAGAGCGGGGCCAAATAAGCCCCACATGGCCGTTGGGTATTGCTACAGCAATATCAGTGCCAATAAGTTCTCTTGATTCTGGGTCAATTGAAACGCTTTCAGAAGCGTATAAATCGAACCCAGCATCAAAGCGATTCGCCTTAGATGGCAGCGTTGCCTTGTCCGATAATAATTTAACCTGTAGTGAACCCTCCTCGTCCGCAAATGCCATGCTGTCTTCCTCCGCACACTGTGTCATAAAAAACATTTACACACCTATCCTAGATAATCTCGCACACACCCCCAGAACAAGCCAACTCCTGTTCCGGCGTGGTGTTGTCATGTTCCTCTACACAAAGAGTGTAATCTACAGAACTGTAGGACCGCTTGATATCTACCCACTCTTTCCAATTATATACGTCTTTCATGCAGTATGAAAGCTTTTTAATATCCCCATCCATATACTTGTCAGCAAATTTTTGACATCGTTTTGCCCAAGTCTTTTTCCCGTTTCCTTTTACCTTGTCACCAAGACCAAGCAAGGATTCGCAAGCGGCCCAAAGATTATCTTCCCAAAGATTGAGGGCTACTTCAATTAACCCGCTGACAAACACGGCCCCATCTCCATAATGAGACACCATTTCGCTAGGAAGGTAGACCGTTGTAAATGGAGCTTGGGGATAGTCCTTATCTCCACTGACGGGAAGAAGAGAAACTCCACAAAAGTATTTTCTGTTCTTGTAGATAAACTTTTCTACATCTTCCCATTCTTCCGGTTTAACATTGATTGTATTTGACACGTTGTGTTGAAGAAAATCCTTCGCACACAGTGATTCAGTTCTTCCTGTCATTACCCAGTTTTGCTGAGTAAGCTTAACGCAACCAAGTAGGTCTGTAGCGTTTACTTTATTTTTAAGCTTGGCTCCATCAGGCACTTCTATGCAAAAAGAAACAACATCATCGCTATCATTAGCAGACCAGACCGATTCTTCACACGCCCGTGGATTCGTTTTTTTGAAGTGCTGATAGATGTCCTCCAGCTTATTAGCTTGTACACGTCTAATATAGCGCTTGGCATGATGAGGATGAATGCCGCTGCTAGTACCAAGAATGCAACTAGCAGTTCCTTCAGGCTTAACGCAAGTAGTTCTAGCTGCTGGATTAATTCCGATTTTTGCAGCAAACTCTTTATTCGTTCTCTTAACAACTCTAGCGCCCTCCTTCTGAACAGCCGGGTCTAAGCAAAGCTCATGCTGTTCCATGATTCCGGTCATAGAGACGCCCAGCAAGGCTTCTCTTTTGAAGATTCTTTCACTTACTTCGCCCAGATACGGAAGGGTGGTGAAGCCAGCCTGAAGGGTTCCTATAATTGAAGCGGCCCGACAGGACTCGAAGAACTCTTCTTTTGTTTTTACTTTTGCGCAGTTAATGGTACTAAGATTACACGCTTGCCATCCGGTCTTGCCAGTTTCTTTGTCAACGGGGTAGAGTCCAATCTCTACACAGGGATTAACGATAAGCTCTGTAGAATCTGACCAGACAAATCCCGGCTCTCCAAACTCTTTGACTGATTGCATTAGATTAGAGAACTGTTCAGGAGTGGTCTTATCACGAAGTAGGAGAGCAGAATTATTAGAACGGCCACGTTGAGGATTATCGTGAAACCAATTACCAGTCTTTGCCAGTGCCATCTTTTCATCATCTGGTGAAAAAAGACAAATCGTAGCACTCCTACGCACACCGCCAGAAATAACAGCGTCAGCAGCGTGCATAACAACGTCGTATACATCTATAGGTCTCAGCTTTCTAACCGAAAATAACGCATCCTTCAGCGCTTTATCTAAAACTTTCTTAATGTTCGTCAGGGCTTTTTTCAGAGGCTCCGGGCCGGGAGCTTTGCCCGAACTTGAGCTTAGATAGGAACCGGCTGGTCTGATTTCTGAGAAGTCAAAGTTTACGGTCTTCCCTGTGTATTCAGAGAACAGTTCGCAATCTTCAAAATAACTACTAATCAAAACGCCAACGGCGTCAGACCACCCTTCTATTGTGTCGGGAATAGTAAATTTCTTTGTCCCGTTTTTTATATGAACGAAGTTTGGTAATTTATCTACATGGTGCTTCTGCACCGAAAAGCCTACACCGCAACCGCAAAGAAGAAGATACATGCATTCTTGAAAAAATCTTGGTCTATCAACATACGACGCAATGCAGTTATACACTCTGGCGTGATGTTTAAAGATGGGCTTGCCACCAAACTGTAGCGCCCTCTGAGAACCTAAGATACGTTTTTTATACATTAGGTCATACGCCCAATCAATATCCCCGTTGACCTCGGGATATTGTTCGTGCATCATTTCCCTAACGCGAGTAACAGATTCTTTCCAAGTTTCTCTTCTTTTCTTTTCGGGAATCCATCTAGCGTATTTGCTAACAAATGCATAATTTTGTAGTTCTGTGACTGACATCGTATATGTTTCTATCCGTTTTTGGTCTCGGTAGCTAGACCTTCCCTAATCATTATAGCCGAGAAATCCTCTCCGTCAAGGAAGACTCTGCCCACGGCGCGACCAAAGGTGAACACATCTTTTATCTCCCCCTCTGGGTCGGCAGGTATATGAACAATAACTTCTTGATTCATCAGCTTGTCTTCTGCAAAGCTTTTGGCTTTTAGCCCTCTCACTTTTTCTTCCTTGTCCCTAGTTCGTGTTTCTGGCGCCCAACAATCTTCCAGTCTAATTCGCATGCGTCTTTCGATTAGAACATCAACAGTATCTCCGTCGATGACCCGTATTATTTTAGCTTTAGTGGTAAAGCCCTGTGGGGGTTCTTTTATGGCCATCTCTCTGGATACCTTATAAAAAAGGCCCGTAGCGGTTTGAGCTACGGACCTGTAATTTTTAAGAACGACACTGGAAACTAATCAAGCACAGCATGGTAACGCTCACGTCTATCGGTGTAGTTTAGTTCATTATGATTACAAATAATGCTTGATGCTCGCAGGCTGGCTGGATAAGTGTCGCTCTAGCTCTTGTAGAGGGGGCAGCTTTGTGCGCCGTCGTTTAGAACTCTATTAAAATCCAGCAATAGATATACACTATATTTCTCGCTAACTCGAAGAACTTTTCAGACTGCTGACCAGTTGATTTAGGTGCGACAGGTCAGGTTCAATAAAGTTAACTTCAAGGCCATTCTTAGATAAGAATTCATAAGCTATGCGGTCTTCTTCAGCTTGACCATGAGCTTTAGACCCCTTTGGTACATACCACTCACGAATGCCATTTTGCCATAACAACTTCGCGCAGGTGGCGCATGGCAGATGTGTGATGTAAGCCGAATACCAATCGACCTGCTTAACAATCAGGTTGCTTACAGCATTAGCCTCTGCGTGAACCATAAACGGGTACTTTCCCGGTCGAGTCGTGGGGAGGGAACTGTCATCCACGCCGCTGGGAAATCCGTTATACCCAACTCCAACAACCGCATGTTGGCTATTAACTATAACGCAACCAACTTGGGTCTGTGAGTCGTGGCTTCTTGTAGAAACGTAGTGAGCAAGTCCAATAAAATAATCGTGCCAAGAGGGCCTATTTTGTCGAAGGTTCATAGTTTCGTTTCTTATCCCTGTTCCGTCTCTCGTTCTTTAGACGCTTCTTGTCTCGCTTACTCTTTTTTCTGATAGTTTTTCCCATTTTAAAAAGCCACAGCCGTTAAATATCTATAAGCACGAACACTAAACGAATACTTTTTTGTCAATTTAGACATAACTAAATACCAACCCCCATCTTCCATATTAACTTCCGATATCTTCGTAGGAACTCTGGTTATACAAAGGTCATATGTTTCTTCTGCGCCGTCCGCGCTGTCGATGTTTTTTCTTTTTAGCTCCTGAATAATTCCGTCATCAAACTTCTTGTAGACATATCTACCCCTAAATCCCAACAGCTTGCAGGTAAATTCCATATGGCTAGCCGGGTCTTTCGATTTGTCAATTTCAATTATGCTGTTAAGGTCTGACACCACCACTCCAGAGCGGTCATATAGGGTTTTAAGAAAATAGGCATCTTCTATAAGTTTATTCTTGTGTTCGTCTGGTATGTTGAGAGGACCACCAGTTTTCCCTTTATACATATGGCTCAATATTCTTTCAAAAGGCTCCTGCCAATCCTTTAAGTCTTCTCTCTGTATAACTCTGTTCATTATGGCTCCAGTATTTCTAATCCGTGAATACAGTGACGCATATCTTCTTCTAAACTAATTTCCTTCTCAAACTTTTTTGTTTTCATGTCAAACATAAGAACTCTAGCCGGTGAAGAGCCTAAAAAGATATAGTTATCTAATCTAGCCAGCCCCCTGTTCCAATTGTTTTCGGCTATGTCGTCAGCATAATATTTAACTGATTTAGAACGGGGGACATCAACGGTCTTACAAATTGAGTTTCTAACAACCCCTAATTTATTCCAGCCCGTTAAGTTGATTAGACTAAAATCATCGTATTCATAGAAATTATGTTGGAAGCTTTTAGCGTTTTGAATTATGGGCATTGACTCAATGACATTCATGGTGTCAAAGTCATATAGGTGTGTGATTAATCCACTGATTACCAGTCTATCGGAAAAGGAGGAAATCGAATTAATATGGAAGTTGTCGTTTTCCTGAACTTTAGACACATCTGTCAGATGTTTACCCGTAAGAATTTTGTAATCACTTTGGCTTTCACCCAATATTTGATAGACGCTAATGATATTAAAGTCTAGGTCTACCTGCACTACACAATCTATTGCTGTAGAGGTGACCCAAATAGAACCTGCGAAAAAGCATATTTCGTGAATTGAACGAAAAGTCTCGCGGTCTTCAAGCTTTCTGACTACTTCGAAAGTTTCTTTGTCTAGCTCGATGAGGCTAGTGGCGCTGGCAACGATAATTCTATCGTCGAGGACGCATATTCCTCTAAGGCCGCGCTCGCCACCCCGTTCGTTGTCGTTGACGAAATGCTCGTCATAGGGGGCGTAATGAATTACGCGCTCTTCTTCTGCGTCGATAATATAAAGCCCACCGTGGTTAGAACCATGTTCAGCAGCCCTAACCACGGTGGTACAGATAATCTTCATTCCTTAACCTATGCCGCTCTAAGGCTATCTCCAACAATCCAAGCGCCGCCAAGAAGAACCATATGGTTAACTTGTTCGGGTGAAAGGCCAATGCCGAAAACGTCGAATACTACAAATACGACGCCGCCAACAGCGACCCAGAATCTGCGTGATGAGAATAGACCAGATAGTTTACTTATGTTTGGCATCGTTGTTACCTCTATGTAAATTATGTTCGAATAGTGTTGGAAACTTCACAGAATGCTTTGTGAGCTTGGTTCCTTCACTTGGTTTAGCCTCCCCTCCTTCTATCGGTAAAGACAGAACCTCCTTTAGCGTAGGGGTAGGCGCCATTTCATCAACCGCCCATAGAATTCCCTCCTTCTTTGCATATTTCCTGATGCGTCTGACGGGTACTATAAGATTGAAGGTCTCTCCAGCGCCCCTGACCAGCATTCCAACGTATTGTCCTGCGTTCTTTCCCGACCTCTCCGATAGAAAAACGCCGCCGCCGCTCGACCCCGGAAAGGCCGTGACTGTTGTTTGGTCAAAGACTACACCATCGCCAGTACCCAAGTCAAGAACTCTTCCTATCTGAGATATTATACCCCTCGTCAGGCTGTTCGAGCCAGTTTGTCCGAGTAAACTGCCGCAGTGATATAATTCAGTGCCGATAGCTACCGGCTTGCCACCGTCATTGTAGAAGGTGGCAGACTTGTCAATAAAGCCCTTCTTCCTAACCATCAAGAGAGCCAAGTCTTCGCCGTTTTCAGAATCGCTATATTTAATAACCTTGGCTTCCATCTTGACCTCGCCAACGCGACGGCCATCTTCGACTAACTCCTGAACGATTTGAGCATCCCTAAATTCAACAATCTTAATTGTTCTACCATCCTTGATTACTGTTCTAACAGACCTTAAATTATCGATTACATGTGCTGCTGTCCAGATAAAATTGACCTTTACTGTGAGGGGCTTGCCCGTGGGGTTCGAGGCTACAGGTAGGGTTCGTGTAATAATTACTCCAGAACCCTCACCGTCGCCGCTCTTAACCGTTACAGAAATATCTTGTAAAAGCTGAGAAACCTCTTTTACAGACTTGTCTTCTGCTGAAATATATGTGGGCAGGGACAAAATGGCAGCGGCCATTAAAGCGATTAGAAACTTCATCGTAGGCATCCTTCCTTTGTATATAAAAAGACGGCCCCCGAAGGGGCCGTCTAGTGGGGAACGAATTATCCAATAACCTCTCCACCGTTACCTTGCATCTCTCTTTCGAGTACGCGGTTGGGTGAATTGGGGTCATTCTCTTCTACGCCGGGAGCAACCGGAACGTTCGGGGTTGCAATTGGACGAAGCTCATCTTCAGTGAATTCACTACCGAGAGCAGGATGCTTAATCCATTCGATGGTAGGAATGTGTGAGACATCATAAACACTAAAGTCTTCGGCTGCCAAGAAGAAGGCGTCTTCTTCGTCGCTGAAGACCTTTTCTGCTGTAGCAATAGGAACCCTGAATAGTTCTACGCACATAAGCCTGTAGCCTTCGCGGAAGAGCTTCTTCATTTCCTTAGCCGTAGGCTCTGACCAATCGTTGCCCCAAGTGTTTTCACTTAGCTGGGCAATATTGCTGAGACCCTGAAGACATAGCTCAATCCATCTACGGCAATAGTCATTCTTTACGTCGAAGTAACGAATTGGATAGAGCTTGAAAGCCCGTCTCTCGTGACTGATGTGATGAGCCTCAAGTCTTTCCATGTTGTCCCTCTTGGTGTTTGTGTCAATCAGATTGCACAAACGGACAAACATATTGTGATGATGCTTCACCGCGCCGAGCGTCGGAGGGCCGGGAACGAAACAATCGGTACGAACTGAAAATGCCTGTAGGTGTTCACCAATCTTTTCAAACAGGCGAGCCAAGGCAAGGTTCATGGTTTCTTTGTTGTCCCCTACATTGGGGATAGCCCACTTTACGCCCTTGAACATGTAGGGAAGAATTGCATCGTGGGTAGGGATAATTAGATTATCTGCCATTTAAGGAACTCCTTATTCTATGTTAAATTTCTCTTTTAGTCGCTGACGGATAAGTATATCAAGCTGCCCCATTGTCATGGTTTGGTCATCTCTATACTCATTAGTCAGTTCGCCAATAACCGTCATAATCTGCTCTGATGTTACCATTTTTCTAGTGCTAAACGGTATATTAATAAACTCTGGTGGCAATCCATGGACCGGTTGTGGTTGCTGATAATATGGGGTTGCTACGTTTACAGGCATAGGCATCCCATATCCAGCAAACCCAGAATTAGGCCCGCTCTGTCCTCTCTGCGAATCGTCAATTTCATTGCTTGTTTTGGGTTGAGGACATTCACCGGGAGGCATTATGTATTCATTTTCGTGTTTATGCTTATGAATATGCTCATGTCGATGAACGTGCTCTTTTGGACCACTATCCAAGCTTGGGGGATGTGAAGGCCCCATATTATCATACCCTTCTTCTCTATCTAAATCTTCACTATCTTCAGTCTTTTTCTTTTTTCTTCGTCTTCTGCCTAGAAGGAGCGGAACTCCGTATTTTAATGCCAGCATTCCCAAGCTCATACCACCAAGAGTAAGGCTTACGTTTTCAACAGTATTGCCATTGCCACCAGTAGCACCGTCCATGTAATGGCCACTGTTGGCTTCTAAATCTGATATCTGTCCTTCTTTCTCACCGATTACTCCCATAAGGCCGTCTATTTTATTTTTCAGAGAATCCTTTTGTCCCTCAACAGCCCCCAAAAGGTCTCTCAAACCATTAACTGCATTCTGAGCTTCCAAAAGACTACCGTTTGTCCCACCAAGCTCCGCTTTAAGACTTTCAGATAAAGCTTCCAAACTATTTAATTTTGTTTGTAATTCAGCTTGAACGCCATCAGATAGATTTTCAAGGTTGAGCAACTTCTCTTGCAATTCTGTAATCTTATCCATATACTCTTGTCGTTCTTTTTCAAAGCCGCCTGTGGGTGGGTCTACCGGACCACCGGGGTCTGGTCTACCGGGCCAGCCGTCCCACCCGTCACTGCCTCCTCCGCCGTCTGGCGGATTGGGATTGGGATTAGGGTTGGGGTTGGGGGGGTTAGGATTCGGAGGACTATTACCCCAAGGACACCAAGGAAATAAGCCATTATCATCATATAAATCACCAACTCTTATACCTCCGTAGTATTGGGCAGCATCCATGACACTACCATCTGGAAACTTAAGTTCGGGGCAAAACATAAACTCGCCCTTGACGGTCTTTCTAAGACCCCCCTTATGGGGAATCACAATATGGTCTTTAATTTTACGGCCACAGTGCGGACAAGCTCTGTTTAATCTTTCTTCTGCGGGCCTAGTGCTAAACGGAGTGTCTTTCTTCTCTTGTTTTTCGTCCTTGACTACGTTATAGCCAGCTTCAATAGGATGGCCCTGACCATTACCCTCCATTATCTCGTAAATCTGTTTTAGGGACAGACCAGCGCCATAGTCATCTTCTCCATCATCTGTCCACGCGCCATCTCCAACCCTCCAAGCGAGAAGGATTCCGAGACGGGTTTGAAGTTCGCCCTTGTCATCTTTAACAAGAATTAGAACACCGCTGCCAGATTGACCCCCGATGGGTGCAGCGCTGAAGCTAACAACAGCCCCGGCATTTCTAAGAATTCTACCTTCCCAAATACAAGCCCATTGAGCGGAGGGACATCCGCCCGCTATAACAAGGTCGTTTGCCTCTATTTTTGTGCCTTTTGGGGCGAGAGGAATAACTCTTGGGGGATATCGGCCAAAATACTTCTTTTTCACAGATACAATAGCCAAGTCTAGGGCCGTTCCCTCTTGGTATGCAGAATACTCTGTTTTAAAGGGAATCATAGCAGACTTGTAGCCATCTTGAAAGAACTCTAGGTGACCTCTCTTGGCTCTTCCAACTACGTGACCATTAGTCATGACGTAGTATTTGTCTTCATCTTCTTGGAATACGGTTCCACTTCCGCGAGCACCGTTTGTGTTTACTCTACACACAGCGTCTAGAGCTTCATCCATTGTTAATGGCTGAGCATCTGCCGTGTTTATCATGCACCCTAGAGTAAGGGCGATAGCAAATAGTAATTTTTTCATTATGTTGGACCTTTCCATGGGGCATTAACCGTCAGAAAGTCCTTATTACAAATCCTGATTATTATAAATTACCAGTCTTTTTGTATAGTAAACTGGTATGAAAATAGCGCCGACCTAGCTAGGTCAGCAGGGGTAGTTGCGGAATCTGCCAAGTATGGAGTCGGGTCAAGATAGTTTTTTCTATAGGCGTAGGTAACAGCCGTACTGCAAACAAAAACTTCGTTTGGTTCTTCGTCTTTCATATTTTGTTCGGCTAGCCTAAAAAATGGTGCGTAATGTTTAGCAAGTTTCCAAAAGTTCTTCCAACCATAATCAAGACCGGTGATGCCTTTCATCGTGTCTGTGATTCGTTCAGCAACACTGTTTTCACCATAATCAAGATTATATTTCCTTCCGCCAATGCTAATTAAATCAGCAGCACGAAATACGTCAATATTGTTTGGGTGGGTTTCGACCTGACTCTTCATAGCGACGATTCGGCCACCTTTAAATTCTCTAAATTCAATACACTGCAAATCGTCATCGTCCCAGTGGACCATAGCTGCGTGGCTATGTGTTCCACCGCCGTATCTTTTAATCATCCAAGACATTAGTCCCTCACCACGAAATAAAAGAACATCGGCTTCTTTAATTCGCCCTAACGCTTCATTGTAAGGAACCAGAATCATCTATTTCTCCTCAAGTTTTTTATCTATTCTGTCTAGAATATCCGCTATTCTTCTTTGGTCGTTTACGATTTGCATCATCACCTGCTGCATATCTTTTTGAGTTTCTGCCCAGCTTCTAGGTACGTAAACTAATGGCGTGCCATCGGAATCTTGTCGGGATACTACCTTGTAAGTGTGCTGCATCCAGTCTCTTTCGTCGTCCATTAAAATTGACTTTTGCGGAACCGCTTTTAAAATAAGAACCTCAATAACCTTCCCCAAACCCAGAACAATTGCCACGATTGCGGCTAACACAGGAATTGAAAAGATATCTGATTCCATGAGTGGACGCCTTTCAAATAAAAAGGGGGCTAGCTGTACCGTATGCCAGCCAACCCCCTCCGTGAAATTGGATGTTACCTCTTAGCCGCCAGTTTTGGCCTTATAGTCATCCTGCTTCGGAGTCAATGCCCCGTACATGTAAACCAGTTCACCGGGAATGGCTCGTGTCGGGTTGGCGGCATCGTCTGATGCAGCCGTTGTGCCATCCATTTTGACATAGTTAGACACATCCCCTGCGTTTCCACCCTTGGTTGCAATACCTGTCTTATAGTCAATAGATGTGATATGATATCTATGGGTTTTTACTAGAGGATTGATAGCGCGACGGCCAGCCCTGTCAGAGCCAAACAGAAGAACGGTGTTGCTGACATTGTTGACCTTTGAGGCAACGTGGCGAATCAAAAACTGAGGGTCTTCTTTTGTAGGCTGATAAGCCATTGACCCACCGGATTTGCTAGTCGTAACACCGGGCTTCCACTTGGTTCCGGTACTTGCCAAAACCCTGCTGCCAACTACATGGCTGTGGTTATCCAAGAACGACTTCAATGAGGGCGCGCTTGAAACAGTGTTAGTACTAGTGTCAATGTTGCCACCGCTAAGAACGGTCGCACCATTATTTCTGGTAGTACTTCCAGATATTGTTGTAGTAGCCATATATCACCTGTTGTAATAGAGTTGTTAGCGATTAACCACCGGTTTTTGTTGAGTAATCTGCTTGCGTAGGAAGGTTAGCTCCTATATGGAAGACCAACTCACCCGGAACTGACCGCGAAGTTTCAAGGGCTTCGTCAGATGCTGCTGTAGAACCGTCAGACTTGACGAAGTTGGACACATCGCCCGCAGTTCCACCCTTCGTGGCAAAACCAGTGTTATATGCAATGCTAGTAATGTTATATTTATGAGTCTTAACAACACCCCTTTCTCCACGACCGGCAGCATCAGCGCCAGCGATTTGAAGAACGGTGCTGGAAACATTATTAATCTTGCTGCTGTAGCCACGCAGTAGGAACTGAGGGTCGCTCGCAGCGGGTTGGTAAGCAAGAGCGCCAGAACCTTTGGAGGTCTGAACACCCGGCTTATGCTTCGTGCCAGTAATAGCCTTAACTCTACTTCCATAAACAGCGCTCGCATCCAAGTTTCCTCTTAGGGTCTTGGAGTTGCTCACTGTTTTTGAGCTATCGACATTTCCACCGTGAAGAACAGTAGCCCCATCGTCTCGCACCACCCAGCCGCCGGTGAAATTTGTCTTGGTCATACCAGCAGTTTCAGTATCCGTGAGGGTGACTGTTGTGTTTCCATTAGCTCCCACAGTGTTTTGCGTAATGGTAACAACCGCTCCATCTACTGATGCAGAAAATCTGGTTCCAGCGGGTCCACTGCTTGTGTTAATGACGTTCATTAAATTTGTAGCAGTTGCATCGTTGCTTGTAGTGGACGCCCAAGTGCCAGCTACCGAGCTTTGGTCTCCGTTGTCGAAATCATAGTTAGTTCCATCAGTAGCAATTAAATTAACTTTGTCGGTTGAATTGAGTTCCGTATAGTCAGTAATTGTTACTGTTGCAGTATTAGAAGAAAAGATTGTCGCACTCGTTGCCATTTGATGACCCCCTATTAAAATTCCCAGCAAAACAAACATGATATTTTGGATTAGAACAAGACCAGTAACCATAAGCACTGTGAACTTATTCCACATACAAAACCACATTTTTTACTGGGGTGCTGTTTTTCCTGATTGTCCCATAGAATAGTCCTAATCCGAACTATCATACACCATTTTTGAGAAACTCTTCAGCTAATCGTGGTGATGTTAACCTAATAGAATGTATTCCAGCCTCTCTAAACATATCAAAATGAGCAGGGGTCCATATTCTGCCACAGGCTATAACCTTGATTCCTGTTTTTGATTGAATTCTACTAGAAATGATTATGTTGTCTAAAGTATCATCCGCCATAGTTCCGGTGGCGTTTGCTACATATTCGATTCCTTCTTTTAAAAAAAGACCACACAGAGGGAAAATAATTTTTTCAGAGAGAAGCCTATATTCTATGATTGGTCTCAATTCAACGCCGCTATCTTTACATGCCATTAAGCATGCTTTCATATCTTTTCGTATAGCCTCCCAATTTTCTTCAGAGGCATCCACACTATTTATGCAGAGGTCTATCAGACTGGCCCCTTTCCTGATAGAGACTATTATTTCGTGAATTCTAACCGACGTTTCGCTCAGGCCGTAAGGAAAGTCTACGGCGGCAGAAATGTCGATGTATTCCTTGAAGAAGGCTGTTTTAGAAACAAGCCCGGAAGGCACAGAGATACAATTAGCTGTGCATCTTGTGCCAGTAAAGATGCTGCTTAGAATTGAATCATAGTCTGAGATTCTATCATAACAAGCGAGTTCCAGTTCCATTAGTCTTCCGAGTTCACAACTATTCCGCCCGAAATAACTCTGGCTTCGTTGTAAACAATCATCTTTTCTAAAAAGGAGTCGTCATTTTTGTCGTCAGTAAAGGCGTAATCGAGTTCACCATTTGGAAACACAAATATAGCCCAGTGTTTGCTCTTGGCCTTTAATTTTTTTTGCAGGGCTTCAACCTCACGTTTTACAGACTCGTCTTCAATTTTGGCTTCTTCAATATGAATATTGCACAGCGCGTTTTCAACCTCAACCCTGACATCTCTAAAGTTGAACAGTTTTGCAACGCCCAAGAAGAATCTATACCTAGTTAAAACAACCAGAACCTCAACTCCACCGATGGATTCAATTGTATCTTTTACTTCTTCTGTAATATCAAAGTTGGTGTATCCCATCCAGCAATCAAACTGTTTGGTTGGACTCATCCGGTCGTGTAGGCGATACATGCCAACCGGAGTAGAAACAATTGTAGGAAGCTCCGATATAAATCCAGAGTACAATTCTGTGATATCAATCTCTTCGCTTTCTTCTTCTTTTGCGCTGGACTGTAGTTGAGAAAAGGGGTTTGTGGAGGAGTTTTGCTCTACTTCATCCTCCCATTTTTCCCAAGCGATTTTTTTAACTGACGACATGATGGCCTCCTAGCTATATAGGAATGTTATTATCGTCCAGAGATGTGCCAATAACCTGAGTAGGTTTGACAAGGGGGTTATCCCCCAAAGTTTGTCCCGCTGTTACTATATGTAAAAATCCTAGCAGTCTTATATAATCTTTTTCGTTATCGTTTGCTACACAGGAATCTTTTATGATTTTCAAAAGCTCTTCAGCTAAAAGCCCATTATTGACTAAGTAAATGAGTTGAGCAAGGTTAAATACGCTGTCTTCATCCCACTCACATTCTATCCCTACGTCTTCGTTATCATGGAGAATAAAATGTATAGAGCACTGAGTCTTAGATTCTGGCTCTGGCTCTGGCTTTTTCTTATTGAAGAACTTAGAAAAAATACCCATAGGGTTACCCCAGCGCTTGAACTATTTCTACACAACTTTCAGCGTGTTCATAATCTTCTACAGCCTTAAGATATTCTGCAAGAACGTAAGGATGCTCTCCGACACCTACGGGTTCCTCGTATAATCTCATTCTAAGCTTGGCTTCTTCCATTTTTGATTGAAAATGGCTTACAGCTGCCTGACGCACTAATGCCTTGTGCGACATGGTCCTTCCTCCTTAAATTTCTTTTAGAATAATAGATTGCGCCGACCGGCGCAGTTTACCTGACCTTTCAGTTCAAGCAAGCACAGCCATCCTTGCAGTCTACGCCGCACTTGCAGTTGTCGCAAGAGCAGTCGTCACAGACGCAAGCGGCGCCAGCTACCGGACAAACTCCAGCACAATTGCATAGCAACGGGCAGAAGTGAAGACAGTAACCAACCACGCCTCCTATTAGGAAACACAGCCAATGATTTCTAAGATAATCTAACATTTTTATCTCCTTTGTTGTAGTGTTATTAGTGCTTCATCCACTTATTGTTATCTTTTCCGTTCTTCTCTTCGTCATTCTTCTTTTTGTCTTTTCCCGATTTCTTATCAGCTTTCTTCTTCATCGTTTTCCCGGCATCTTCTTCCTGAACGGGGACACACTTTCCGTCTTTCGCAACGTACCCTTCGTTGCAGTTGGGTGGATATCCAGCCTTATCATCCGCATAAGATTCGGCGGCTCTATTTAAAATATGGTCTGACATAATTTCACCTCTCGTCTGTTTAATAAAAATTAGAATCCTTCCATTTTTCCTATATGCTCCCTTTCTTTTATAGTGGAAAAGCTCGCCGGTTTTAGGGTCTTCGTACATAAAAATTGCACCGGAAGATTTTCCTTTGTTTTCCCACTTGCTATGACAAAAAGCAACCCTTTGTTTAGAATCTGGAAAATCTCTTTTAGCTTCTTCGCTGGACATACATCTTGAGATGTAGTTTTTCTTTTTTTCGCCCTCGTGTGGAGACGGCATTTAAGGCCCCTTATTTCTTATATCCGACTATAAGATAGTTCGAATCAACCATCTTGGGAAATTCTTCGTGAATTTCAATTACAAAATCTTCGCTTAGTGAGTCATGAAAATCATCTAGCCTTTTTTTAGGCCATTTGAAAGGTTCTGGATTCATCATAAGATAGATAGCTTTTGACTTTTGTATGTAGCGTTGAAAATAATCAGATATGCCTTTGTTATCTAGCTCGGCAATACAAAACTCACTAATTGTCAAGTCAAAATCTTCTGTTTCGCAAGAAGCAACTTCAACACCCAATGCTGACAAATACTTTTTAGATAAAGCAACCACATTGTCTAAATCAACCAGTTCATATGATTTGATGTCATAGAATGAAGATAGAGCAAAGCAGAGTCCACCATATCCTACACCAATTTCGGCTGCATTTTTGTTATTTAATCCACCAAAATATTTTTCTATGTCACAAAGCGTATTTAGCCTATGCAGGGTGTCTGGAGAAATCATTCCGTACTTGCCTGAGTGCCAAAGGGGAGGATTTCCTATAGCGTCATTCTTTTTAAACGTATCTAGCTTTTCTATTACTTGTGGTAATTCTTTTTCTACTCTCTCTAGCCAAATTCTAGCCTGAAAATCATCGCACATCCCAACTATACTGCTATATTTTGGCTTACTCTTAAAGTCTTGAAAAGTGGAGTCGTGGTTGATAGCGTCATCAACAACATCTGAATAATGGTTTACTATTGTTCTATTAACATCCCACTGCTTAAACTTATCTTTCGGTCTCTCAAGTCCATGCCTTGAGGTAATAAGCAAGTCTCCTTGATTAATCTGCATAAGATATTTATGAATATTTACTCTAGCCATACTCAATGCTCATAATTTTTCTTGCTGAGTTCTCCCAAGAAAACCTTTTAGCGGTTTCCGCTCCGCTAGTATTCTCTTCCAAGTGACCGTCCTGTTTGAGCGCGTGAATATCCCGCATGTAAGCGGCGATTAAATCGATTTGTTCATCGCCAATATGTGCCCACTCTCCCTCTCCGTTGAACCACTTTCCGTCATTGGCTTCTTCAAGGGTGTCTGTTTCTATCAGCATGCAATTGTCCTCGTCACAAAATGCCGTATGGCCAGAATAGTTTGTGGCTATGACATGCTTTCCGCAAGCCATCATCTCCAGAAGCTCTAAGTTCCACCCTTCTGCTCTGGCCGGAAAAACTCCACAATCAGTAGACTTCATGATATCAGCAACAGAAATTTGACTTTTCTGTTTTGGAATCATTTTGACCTTATTTCCCATCTTTGAAGTTTTGTACTTTCTTTCCCAGTCATAATTTTCTTGTTGGGTGTAGAATGGATTTGCGCACATCATCCAAAGCTCAACATCATCTTCTGGCTCAAAGGCTCTATCAAAAGCCTCACAAAGAATGTCATGACCCTTTCTTACTTCCCACTTGCCACAATTAAAAAACACCGTTTCTTTTCTGGCGCTGGCCACAGGGGAAAATATTGTGGAGTCAACTCCGAGCGGAATAATATGCACATTATTAGGACTTATTTTTACATTTTCTACAACAATATTTTTAGCCCACTCGGAACAAACAAATAATTTATCCACGTTGGCAAGATGATAAGATTCTATCTCATTGAATTTATTCAGTTCAAATATAGGAAAGCCTATTTTAGCTCCACGACCAACGAATTGCGACATATCGTTTTGATGCCAAATCCTAATGCATGGCGCATCAAAATCCGGCATATCAGCATGGTGGAAACATGTAGTCAGAAGCTCATGGTCTTCTTCGTTTGGCCACTCTGGCTTTCCAACAGCCCACAGGGAGACTAAATTCCCCAGACCTGACAGAGCTTTGACTATATTGCCACCAGCAACGCCATATCCTAACTGATTTATCGGAGATATAACATTAAAATTCATGCCGCAACCGCCTCTATGACATTAGAACTTATTAACTCTTTCCAATAAGAAAGTTTGGCTTTATCGAAACTAAATAACTCTTCTTTCGAAAGATATGTCTCGTACTGTTCCTTGAGAAGACCGGGGGTTATGTCGCTCCACTGGTTAATTACAAGCATAGGAAGCCCCGAAAAATATCTCACAAGAGGACAATCTCTAACTATAGGTATTGAGCCTAGATACAAGGTTTCCCAAAATCGATAAGTATCAATACCGTTCCCCTGCGGACAGAGAACATAAACATGCCGTGCGATTTCATCGAAAAATTCTTCAACCTCAAGTTCTGGAGTTTCTCTAACCGTAGCCCAAGGAAGTTCTCTAGTGTGAAACTGTGACTTAAGCCTCCATCGTTCATCTGTGTAGTTTTGCCAGTTTATATATGCAAGATTTTCCTTATCTTCAAAGTCGTACCTCTTAATAGTCGGTATAATTTCGGAAGCGCCTTGATTAACACCGAAAGGTAACCCTATAATCGCTTCTTCCTGCACCATTGTATTTGATAGATACCACTTCTTGATATTGTTTGGTATCTCTGACAGAGTTTCTGTTGTGAATGTATCGATTTTTACAGAATATTTATGTCGTATGTCACAAAGTTCTGGTCTACACCGAGACGGAATTGTCACGGATGAATAGCCAGCATCGCCTATCTGCTTATGGAGCATGGGGAAATACTTAATAAGGTCGACTGACACAGGGTGTTCTTCTTGTAGGGCGAGGCCAAAATCACTAAACCCACTGACGACTACATACTCCCTGTCTGTTTTTCTGCACTTCTCAAAAAGTTCAGGTATCCATTCCATGTTGCAGTAAACAATCCCTGCGGGCGGAATGTTGTCTTCGCCCGTGTAGTCTACTTCGTAGTTTACATCGAACATATTCATCCAAGACTTGACTTCTATGATATCTTCTCTTGTTACCTGCATGGTTCCTCGCCTTTTTATGTAGAACGCCTTTGTAGTATTATACCCTGCCCGTAGAGCGTTGGGTGGAGTGAAGGATTGTCGTCATCCGGCCAAGGTTCATTTTCTATTCAAAAGCTTCTTTATGGGTTTAGCGAAATAGTGTCCTATGAACCCACCAACTCTGGACATCCCCAGAGATGTTCTGAGATAGTTTTCTAATCTGGTCAGAGGGCATATTTCTCTAGTAAATGTAACGGTTAGTATAAAGCTGTTGATGGGCATCCAAACCCAAAGGGGGTATAAAAATGGCAGCATAAAAAATGCAGCAACATTTACAACCACCACGAAGTGGTGGAATACAATTACGGAATACAAGAGACCCTTTTTTGCATAGTCTATCCTTTTTGGCTTTTTAGAATACAAAGCTTTTAGCATTGCAAGACTGACTTTAAGTGAATCGTTATCAGTCTTTTGTCCAATCTCTTGTTCTAACCTAGCCGTCAGTTCTCTAGCTTGGCCTTCATCTAGATATTCATCTAGTATCTCTACAATACTAAATGCTTCTTGCTCACTAGTGGGCATGATTGCCTCCGGTTAATTAACGTACTTTTATAACCTCATAGTCCGTTTCAATCCAGCATCTAACATCGCCGGGTTCGGTCGTTTCTATGGGTGATTCCTTGTCGTAAATTATCTCACATGGGCCGTTAATTTTTACACGATGGGCTTTAAACTTTGTCGCGCCATCTTCTTGATTAACGATAACTGGTTTGTTTTCATCATATCTTTGATTAGCAGCAACTGTTGCTCGACAGATAAACACCTTATTCACTAATAGCCCTCCCCTTGAGTTCTTCCCAGTCTTTTTCAGGTCTGGACATCAGGTTGGTGTTCCAAGCGCCCTCTATCGTGTTGGCTTTTATGCAAAGAGTTTTAGCTAAATGCATTAGGGCGTTTATATCTTTAGGAAAACAGCTACCTCCAAAACCAAAGTGGCCATCCGGGCCGGGAACAGCCCAGTGGCTCTGACCAAGCCTTTCGTCGTAAAGAGCATATTCTACCACCTTGTCGTAATCTACATCCAAACTCTCACATATATTGTATATCTCATTTGCAAAAGACACCTTGACGGCCAAGAAGGAGTTGGTTAAATATTTCACCATTTCAGCTACAGTGGAATCTGTTTTTATTATATCTGCGCCGGGAAATACCCGCGAATAGAACTGCTTCATTCTAGTTGTCGCTGGTCGGGGACCACCAAGGAGAACTCTTTTTGTCTGCTCAAAATCATCTTCAGCATTTCTTTCCAGAAGAAACTCTGGATTGAAAACAATTTGAGAATCCATACAAAGAACTTGAATGGCCTTTGTTGTGTTGGGTGGTACGGTAGATTTAATCGCCACAATATTTCGTCTACCCGTGCTGCAAGCCTTCTGAACAACATTTTCGACTATTGATACGTCACAAGAGCCATCTTGTTTCATGGGGGTCGGAACACAAACAAAAATTAGCTCACACGCTCTGGATAAATTCTCTATGCTTTTGTGTGTGGATAAATTTGTATGCACTTTATCGTAAGTGTATACTTTATAGTATTTGGAAAATACGTGTTTTAGAGCACCGCCCACGAACCCCTGACCTATTATCCCAACGTTTTGAATTTTCATAATTTTTCCATGGCCTCTCGTATATGCCGACATGCTGCGTCTGCATTTTCTTCAGAAAATGTCAGGGGTGGCCTAAGCCTAATCGAACGGCTACCACACTTAAGGACTATCATATTTTCTTGTAGTAATTCCATCATCCTATCACGAAGCTCTGGACTTGGTAAATCAAACGCTATCATTAGTCCTCTGCCCCTCACATTGTCTAGCCCTCTGATAGTTCTTAAACACCACAACAGGTGTGAACCAATGTGGTGAGCATTGTCTACAAGTTTATCATTTTGAATTGCATCTATTATATATCTAAAACGAACCATGTCAACAATATTGCCGCCCCAAGTAGAATTAATTCTACCGCTAGTATTGAAGACATTGTCTCTTACCTCGTCGATTCTATCGGTGGAGCAAAATCCGCAGACCTGAGTTTTTTTGCCAAAGCACATCATATCCGGTACAATATTAAAGTGTTCGTATGCCCACATCTTGCCGGTCAAGCCTAAACCTGTTTGCACTTCATCAAATATAAGGAGGCAATCGTGTTCGTCAGCTATCCGCCTTAGATTTGTAAAAAACTCTAGTGGAAAATGGTTGTCGCCGCCCTCTCCTTGTATTGGCTCTACGATAATTGCGGCCACCTCTTTGTGAATGCGCCATTCAATATCTTCCCAATCAGGTTCTACTGTCGTCCATCTAAACTTTGGAAACAGCGCGGTCTTCTCTGGGGTCGTGTTGGTTAAAGAGAGTGTATAGCCCGTCCTGCCATGAAAAGCATTCTTAAGATGAAATATATCTAGGTTATTAATGTCAACCGTATGTGTATATCCTAGCTTCTTAGCTTTCCAATCAAAAGCAGCTTTTAAGGCATTCTCCACACCCAAAGCGCCACCTTCAATAAAAAAGTAGTGCTTGAAATCAGGAGTAACCTCGGAGAACTTTTCTACAAAATCTGCATATTCCTCTGAATACATATCACTATTAGCCAGTTTTACCCTGCCAACACAGCCCATTTCTGCTTGGGCTTTAATCAATGCTGAGTGTTTCCAACCCAAAGGCTGGCTTGCAAACTGTGAATAGCAGTCCAGATACCTCTTGCCCGTATTTAAGTCGACTATGTAAGAACCCAGACTACGCGAGTGGTCTACGACTATATGGAAGCCGTCAACCAATATGTTTTCGTTTAGCGTTTCTATAACTTGAGAGTCAGACATTTTGCCGCTCCACCAGATTTCATGAACTCAGATAGGTCACATTTATGCTCTTCGTATCCAGCAAAAGATAAATGACTATTATAAGAAGGAGTAATTACTGAACTTTTTATATGTACACTATTACAAATAAACTCATCAGCTTGGTCTTCGTGAACGTTCAAAATGTCAAGTCTACCCTTCTTGTTTCCAATTTTTATAAACTCGTCAATCATTGTCATTTGAGAGTAGTCAGAAAACGCATCTTTAAAATAAAGAACTCTATCATTCATCGACATGAAGCAGGTGTCGAGATGGTAGAAATAGGGGTTGATTAATTCACACGACACATAATTTACGTTTAAGGCGTCCGCAACAATCTTATGCGCTGCTCGGTCGGTGCGAAAACCATAACCAAGAAAAAGGGTGTCGCCTAAAAATAAGGCATCACCCTCTCCTTCAAAATAAATGCTTTCTGGAAGCTCAATTACCCTGTAGTCATTTTTCAAAAACCATTCTTTGTATAACTGTTTTTCTCCCTGTCTCTCTTTGTGTTTAAAATTTGATAGGATTACAGTTTTAGTTTTTTTATGAACAAGACCGGCGTTTGCCGTGAACACCATGTCTGGAAAATGCGGATGAGGTTCTATATAATGAAGCTTTGCCCCAGATTCTACCAGCTTGTTGCAAAGATTCAACCACTGTCTGCTAGCTTTTTGGGGGTCTGTACCATTATCTATGCGCATCCAAGAATTAATTTCATAACTGATGTCGAAATATCTTGGATTGCATACTAGAATCTCATTCATCAGTTCCCGTTGTCATACCTTGCGGAAAGTTTAGTGAATCTCCATGATTAACAGTCCAAGCAACTTCATGAGTAACCGCTCTGAAAGTTCGAGCCGCACTAGGCTGTCCATTTCCAGACTTCTTCACTCCACCAAAACCCAAATGACTCTCAGCAGCAATGCTGCCGCCATTCCAGTAGCCAAGACCAAAGTCGCACTCGTTACGAATTCTTCTAGCAACCTTAAAGTTTTCCGTTACTATCCCAAGAGCAAGTCCATAGTCAGTGTCATTGTAAATCCGAATAGCGTCAGACACTGTATCATAAGGAATGATTGCCACATGAGGCCCGAATACTTCTTGTTTAAGATAGGGTACATCTCTCCACTCCGTCTGATATACAGTAGGTGTTAAAAATAGTCCATTCGAATGGCATCTAGTTCCCATGAGCAGAACATCTGCCTCTGGGTCATTGTCAACCATGTCGTTAAATTCCATCACTCTTTCTAGCTGCTTTTCATTGATTAGAGGGCCGTAAAAAACATCCTCATCAAACGGGTCTCCCGTTACAAGGTCTCCGCTCTTGTTGGCAAATTCATCTGCAAATTTATTATACAAACTTCTGTGAACAATTAGCCTGCTAGCAGACACACAACGTTGACCAGATAGTTTGTAAGCACTGGCCAAGCATGCGGCCATTGCCATATCATAATTCGCATCTTCATGAATAATTACCGCTGACTTACTTCCCATTTCACACGAACAAGTCTTGTGCCAACTTTCAGCACAAGTCTTCCTGACGTGCATCCCAACTTCCGCACTGCCGGTAAAGCAAACGTGGTCTACATCCTGCCTGATAAGACCGTTGCCAACTCTGCCGTCCCCCTGAACCATATTAAATACGCCCGGAGGAAACCCTGCGTCATGATACAGTTCGGCTGTTAGCTCGCCAACCCAAGGTGTATCTTCACTCGGCTTTAGAATAACAGTATTGCCTTCAACCAAAGCTGGACCAGCACACCAGAAGCCACCAATAGCAAAAGGAAAGTTAAAAGGAGCAATAATAGCAATAACACCTTTGGGCTTCCTAAGCATGTACGCATCTTTTTCAGGTAACTCTGACGCGATTGTTTCTCCATGGGGCATTCTCCCTGTGCCAAAAGCATATTGGGCCATGTGCAGAGCTTCATTAACTTCTGCAATAGACTCATTGTAAACCTTGCCTGTTTCCAGACTAATAACTCTGGCGATTTCTTCTCGTCGTTCTTCGACCAAACCGGCTAGGTTTAGAAAATACTCTGCCCTTTCT